CCTCTTCAACAAAGGGTTGGGAGTCTTTGGTGCATTAGACATTGAGTTAGCTTTACCAAACCTTTCTGCAGCACCACCTGCTCTTGTTCCACCAGGTTTACTTCTTAGTTGATCATACTTCCTATTAATCGCTTGCTGTGCTGGAGAAAGGGTAGATCTGGGACCATATGCTCTCTCTTTAGCAGTTGGTGCAGGAGTCGGGGTAGGAGTCGGTTTGGGAGTCGGTGTTGGAGTGGGGGTAGGAGTAGGCTTAACTTTGGGTTCTGGTTTTGGTTGAACTTTAGGTTCTACCTTTGGTTCAACTTTGGTTTCTGGAGTAGGTGTTGTTGTTGGCTTTTCTGGCTTTGTTGTTGTTGTTGGCTTTTCTGGCTTTGTTGTTGTTGGCTTTGCTGGTGCTGTTGTTCCAGTACCATCAGATCTGTTACCAGATCGATCTCTAGATGGAATATGAGGTTGTCTGATTCCACCAGTAGTAGGTTTTCTTTCACCACTTCTCACAGTGGGTTCATTTGATTGTGATGGTGGGGGAGCAAGGAAATCAGTAGCTTTTTTAAATCTACTGCCTGCATTGCGGAGACCCTTGAGCCACTCCTCTCCACTCTTAAGACGAACAAATTCATCAAGATTAGTATCTTCTCTCCAATTATAGAAGACTTCTTCATTATATTTCTTGTCAAACTTCTTCTCTTTCTTCTTGGCCTTCTTAGCAAGTTTGTCTGCTTTCTTTTGTTTTTGGTCTGCTCGAATTTTAGATCCAACCGCAGCAACGGCACTTGCTGTACGTTTGATTGCAGTACCTGCGTTAGAAGCCACTGCACCAACAGTATCGCTAAGACCTGTTCCTTCACCACTAGAAGAAGATGATGTCATACTTCCACTTGTCACGCCGCTTCCGTACTTAGCGGTTTTCGCTTTCTGAGCATCTGCATTAGACTGAGCAGCAGCTGCTTTCTTTTGAACTTTCTTTAATCTTTTAGCGTCTTTGTTTTTCTCCCTCCTGTCTTGTTCTTTTTGTTGAGCTCTTTGATTTATAAGTTTATCTCTCTTTGCTTTGTCTTCGTCTCTCTTTTTTCTATTGGCTGCAGCATCAGCTAATCTTTCTTTTTGTCTTGCAGACCTTTCTTTTTCAACTTTTAATTTTCCTTTTGCTTCAACCTTTTTACCTTTCACCAAAGCATCAGAACGGTACTTAGTCGCTTGATATCCAACCGACTGTTTTTTCTTCTGTGCTATTTCCTCATCAGAAAGAGGTCTAGCTCTAGATTTCCTCTGAGACCCTGCAGTAGGTTTCTTGGCCTCAGAGGGTTTTACTTTTTTGCGTTTAACTCCGCTCTCTGTTGTGCAGATGAAGCTTGACGATTAAGTTTTTTGTCTGCGGCAGTTTCTCTTCTTGCCTTTGCTACCATTCTTTGTACAGCACTTTCAATTAGAGACTCAACCAAGGGTGAAGAAACTTCTGGTTCTTCCTTCTTGACTTTCTCAGGAAGACCATCATGTTTGGTTCCCGCAAAATCCTTGAGATCCTTTTCCTTCATCTCTCTAGCCATTCTCGCAACTTGTGGAGTTACGGAAGACATTGGAGTGTCACCTCTCTTAACGGAGAGTGCAAGACCCATCAGTCTTTGTTGTGCCTTAGATTCTGCTTCTTCTACCACTGGGGTTTCTACTTCTTCTTTTTTACAGGAAGATTCACGTTTCTTTCTAGCCTTCTCCTTAAGACGTGCAGCAGCTGCAGATCTTTCCTCATCAGGAATAGTGAACATCTTACGTCCAGTCTTCAGTTTTTCTGCAGGTTGTCCAGGAGTTGCGGACTCTTTTGCATACTCAGGATGATCATCTACTTTGTGTCCACGCTTTTTCTCAAGGCGTTTCTTTCTTTCTTCGGTTCCCTTTTCTGAATCTTCGTCGCGAATACCTTCTACTAGTTTACCGTCAAGTTCAGTTCCCTGACTGAGCATTTGGTTACGCTTCTTAAGTCTACCAGCAAGACCCGTTCCTTGTTCTGCATCCTTCTTGAACTTGTTCACTGTTTGCATACCTTTAATTGCTTTGTATCCAGCAAGACCAGCAGCAATTGCACCTGCACCAATAGCCATTGGGATACCCTCATCAATTTGATCACCTTCTGGTTCAAAAGAATTCATTTGACTCTGTTGGTGGTGGCCGATCGTGTTCTGAGTTCGCACAGAAGGACGAGCAGTGCCACGACCAGATCCAACTGGTTTCAGTACATTACTTACAGCTTTACCAACTGGATTTTTCTTCATGAACTGAGAACCTCTATCAAGAGCACCAGTCACTGCACCCTTGATATCGAGTTCCTGAAGTTCTACTTCTTCTTTCTGTTCTTTCTTCTTGAGATTTGCCTTACGATACTCAAGATCAGCGCGAGTTCCTTTGTCCATCTTGCCTTGGGACTTGGGTTTGGTCTTACCACCTTCATCAGGTTGAGAACCAGGATTTGCTGCCTTGACTCTACGACCATGAGTGTACTCAGCACCACTCATCTTGGAGTCACCAGATACCATCTTACCGCCTTGGGAGCGATCATCCTTATACTCTTTCTCAGACTGTCCGTGCTTACCTTTGTAACGTTCGTCTACTAATTCAAACTCTTCTTTCTTAGTCTTCTTTTTCTTATCGTCTTTTTCAATGCGGGCAGACATCTTACGAATCTGGTCGATACTCATGTTACCGATACCAGTGAATCCATCTTTAGAAGGATCGGTTTGTTTTTTAGAGTCGTCCTTATAACCACCAGCAGAACGAGCTGCACGACGATTCTCATCTAACTCAAGTTCTTCTTTACGAGTATCTTGACCGTCGGCCTTCTTACCCTTAGCGCGTTGAATAGCGTTATGAACTACCCCAGCATGTTCCTTAGAACCGCTTTCAACCTTACCGTCGCCATCGTAATCTTTATTGGCTTTTTTCTCGGTAAGCTCTTGAGAGAAACTACTCCAACTTTTCATGTATCCGAAATCTGAGACTGCCTATGTTTTATTTATCAGATTTCTTTTTAGTCATGGTGGCAAGGACTCTAGTCTTATTGTATCTCGCAATCTTTTGACCTGGAGTTAATCCTTGGAGATATTCTCTATACTCGTCTGTTGCAATTTCATGAGGTTTATCATTGTGTTCGATCAAATCTCTCAACCAAGACTTGAACATTACATCACTTTCAGTAACTGCAATGACATAATTAGTTCCTCTTCTAAGAACCTTTCCTTTTAATCCAGTGTTGATATTTTCTACAATAGTACCGATAGAATAAATTTCTTCCTTGATGTATTGATTTCTTAGAGTCTCTTCATCAAACTTTGGAGCAATTTCCCAAGTTTCACTAATACCCATACTCTTACGAAGAGTATTGTAGAGTTCCATTTTCTTTTGATTATTAAGTGTACTTGGGACACCCTTGGCAAAAGATTTGAAATCACCTTCACTCGCTGCAAGTCTAAGTTTTGATGCAGACATACCTTCTGCACCTTCTGCATCAGGATCTCTATCTCCTGCAGAAACTACTTCTAGATTATCATAGTTATAAAGTTCACCATTATACTTATGACTTAGACCTTGGAACTCACCGAGACGGTCAGCACCAACCATGATCTTCATATTCTTATGACCTTCTTCATTTGCTCCAACCATTACATTAAAAATAGTTTTGGAGTTCGCATCATCAACAATATTACCCGCATACTTGGGGAACATCTGACGCATATAATCAATCTTAGCAGTTGCGTCTAGAGGATTCTTTTTCTTATCTTGACTTCTCGAAGGATAGATTCTCAGTTCGTATCCGTTTTTTTCTGCTTCTTGTGCAGCTTTATTGAGTAACTTTTCGTGTCCGATTGTCGGAGGATTGAACCTACCAAAAACAATAACGACACCATTAGACTCTGATTTTTCTTGCGATTCCTCTGCATCTCCAGATTTTTCTGGAGATACTTTTTTCGGTTGAGTCTCGGTGGATACTGATTTCTTAGCATCTGGTTTAGATGTTGTAGGTTTCTCTACATTGCTGTTCTCTTCTTTTGACTTCTTACCTTGTCCAAAGAACTTTAACTTACCACTAACAGTTTTAGCGACAAGAGTTCCATCTTTGTCATACCAGTCTCCATGACCATCGCCTTCCAACCCAAGTCTCTTCGCTTGAGCAGACGCAGAAGTTTCTACGGCTTCTTTAAGAAATTGGGAAAATGATTTCATTATTAATTTAAGTCAGGGGATCGTGACCTGTAGTTATTTAGGAATGTAGGCAGCAGGGCCTGCCTCAATATAAAATTTCAATTCTTTTATTTTAAACTCTCCATTAATTGTTGCAGATCTATTCTTGAATCTTAACTGAAAGAGTTCTTTATTCTGGGGCATAATTTTGAACTTTAAATTATCTGATTTTTTCTCCACAGAAAATCCAGTAACTTTTTGTTCCAACTCATTGATATAATCAACTGTCATTTCTTTAATCTTTGTTTTGTCAATATCAACAACGTCTGCAAGGTCGTCACCGAAGGTAACGTCTCTAAAAAGTTTGAAAGCTTGTGATTTAAATGCAGATGTTCCTTGTTGATTTTTTAGAGAAGTTAGTACTTCGCCGTAAAGTTGTTTAATTAAATCAACTTTCATCTTCTTCTCTGCAGGAGTTCTTGCTTGTGCAAGAGTTCCACCAAGAGTTGCGGCATACATCTCACGGTCAGACACCTGAGTTCCAAACCTCTGAAGGATATCCATCATACCATTATATGGACTAAGATTGGCAAGAGTTTTACTACCAGACTTCAATGAGAAATTTAAATTCTGGTTCATTGCTCGAGAACCATTAATATCCACCAAGACTTCCAAGTCCCCCTTAATCATACCACCAGAAGATTCCCCAGCAATGCCATCCGCAACAATTGTAATTACAACATTATCTGACTTATTATTATCAAGATAACTTTTTTTTACCTTCTCAACCATCTTGCGATAGTTTGTTGTTGTGTATTTTATTAGTTGATCTATCTTTCTATCAAGGTTTCCAACATCATTACTCTGTTCATATAGTGGAGCATATTCTTCTCCGAATGCCATTCTTGTAGACTCATACTTCATCCGCATCTCAAGATTAACTTCAATCTTATCCTCAGGTCTACCATCTCTAAATTTTCTGATTTGAGTTTTATATCTACCACTCCTAAAAAGACTTGCGTCTACTCTTCTCCTTACATTATTCAAACGAGTTTTTGATATACTTCCCCAGGCAAATAGTTCTCCGAGAGCAATGGCAAAGATGCCCTCCATTACGTCTCCTTCGTTTAACTTTGCCATAAAAAATCCCCCTTACGGGGGTATTTATTTTATTCTTTTGTTTCTATAGAGTTATCTAGTGCGTATATTACTTCTCTCAAAAGTTTCACACGATCAGATGGAAACTCAACTGAATCATCTTTAGTGTGTAAAAGTAAAGCGTAGATAGCAGCTTTCGCTTGTTCTGTTGTAAGTTCTAGATTAATCATTTCCATCCTCCTTTTAGTACCCACTCATCGTGGTATTGGTTTTTCCAGTTTTTACTGATTCCGTAGGATGGTTGAATTACTTGCTCAATGTACCTACGATTTTCTCTGGCGATGTTTAGACTCTCCGCCTCAAGAGTTCTGACTCGTCCATCAATTTGAGAGGACCACCACACTGCACCTGCACCCTGAACTAAGAGAAAAGATACGATAGCAAATGGAACTTTAAAATCTTTCATGATTCACTCTCAAGTTGTTTGTCTATCTCTTGTGAAATCTCTCTAATTTTTAGGATGCCTTCATCAGAGAAGAAACCAGGATGATCCTTTGTATACAAGAACAGGTGATGACGCAAAACAATTGCGTCACGTCTATCCAATTCAAGGTTAATCATAGGTCATCGTCAGCACGGTTCTCAGAATAATACACATCAAAAGAACCACCAGGATAGCGTTTCTCAAGTTTGGTTACATTACGTGCAACTACTTCATCGAGAGACACTTCAAGTGCCATACACGCCTGAGTGACATACCACATCAGATCACCAAGTTCGATAATCATGTGTTCTTTGTTATCTGCGTTGAAGGGTTTGCCCTGAAAAATCATCTTCTTGATAATCTCAAGGAACTCTCCACCTTCAGCATTGATACCAACACCAGCGGTAAGGAGACGTTCAATGTTTGCACCCTTCTCATCCAGTTCAACTAGACGATCGGACAGAGCAAGAAAATCAGTAGAAGCATCAGAAGTAACTGCGTTTACAAATTCAGAGTACTTTTGAAAATCAACAGATTTGGTCATAGTTTGGTTCATTTTTGTTTAGTATAGTCGTGATTGGTCAAATAGTCAAGTTTTTGATTCAAAGATCACATGAACTTCATTTTCGTTAAGATGCATATAATCTGAGACGGTGAAATTAGAAAGAAGTTCGGTTACTGTTTTTAGTGTAGAGTTACCAGCATATCTATTTGATCTGATGTTCACTTCACAATAGATTGATCTAACGTTATTAATTTTGTTACCAAAACTACGAAGAACATTTGTCTCTGCTCCTTGAACATCTATCCAAACTAGATCAATTGGATCGTCATTCAAATATTCATTCATTGATATGGAAGGAACCCAAGTTATTTTGTGTTCTTGATATGGGATAAGCATCGAAGATTGTCCCTGTTCACAAATATAAAATCTATTATCTCCTGGGTTGTCAGTAACCATTTTTTCCACCAGTGTAATACGATCTGATTTTGCACTATTCTCTCTACAAATCGGTAGAGTATTTGGATTACACTCAAATGATGTGATATGTGCATTCGGAAAAAGTCTTGTAAAAGTTAAAGACTCTTTGCAATCATATGCACCAAGTTCAATAATGTTCTTGAAGTCAAGAGGATTTACTTTTTCAAGATATCTTTCTAAGAAAAAGGTTTTATGCCAATCAATAGATTGACGTTCATCATTAATGATGACATCCTTTTTTAATTTCATCAGAATTTGAATCCTTCAAATGATTTCCTAGGACCAGAACTCTTTTCTTGAGGAGTATACTCTTCATCCTGACCACTGTCCAGAATATCAGCCTGTGCAGATTGTTCACAATCATATAGTCGCATCTTTGCACGATCAATGCCGACTACAAATCTTTTGTTCATCGTCGGATCATTGTATCGATTCTTCAACTGTTTAACCATTATCTGCCCAAGTGATTCAAGTTCCTCAGTGCTAATAAGGGCAAACATAAGATCAGCAGTAGCAGGGAGACCAAAGGACTCACTAGTATCAGTAAGCTCAACATCAGAGCTACCATAACCAGAGCGAGTGGTCTGCGTGGCAGATACGATAGGGACGTTTGTTTCAACAGCCAACCCTCGAAGCTCCTCTGCAATAGCCTTAATATACGAATATGAATTGACAGAAAGATTACCGCGATATCGTGAGGAAGCACATATATTAAGGTAATCAATGAAAATAATATCAGGTCTAAATGACTTCTTAAGTGCAAGCTCGTTAAGAAGTGACTTAAAGTGTCCACTATGTGCAGTAGCGGTGGGATACTCTTTAATTATAAGAGTACCTTGAGTTTTTTTACTCAAGTTGGTTACTTTGTTTTCAAACATTGACTTAGGCATGTTTTGAATCTCTTGGATATTGACATTCAAAAGATTAGCGTCAATGCGTTCTGCGATCTTTTCTTCCGCCATCTCACAGGTAATGTAGAGAACATTCTTACCTTGTAAGAGACAAGATGCAGCCATGTGACACATGAACAAAGACTTACCAACACCAGTGCCAGCAAGTGCAATATTCAATGTCTTGTTAGGGAGACCACCTTTCGTAATCTTATTAAAGAACTCCAGATCGAAAGGAATCTTCTCTTCAGTCTGATGATAGAAATCATATCGTTCTTGATAGTCCTGAAGATAATCGTGACCTACGTTAGTATCAAAACTAACTGCAAGTGCATCCGATAGAATTGAAGGAATTGCATCCTTAGTTTTCTTATCATCATTACCATCAACGATGGAGATAGACTCCATCAGGGCAAGATAAATTGCTTTATCCCTACACCACTTTTCAGTGATGTCACTCAACCAAGTGAAGTCTAGAACGGTCTTCTCTAGATTATTCACATAGTTAGTGACATCCTTGTAGGAAGTTTCATTGAGATCCGAACGACCATCAACTTCAACACGAAGTACTTCTTGCGTGGGAAGTTTATTGTACTTGAAGATAAATTTACAGATCTCCTCAAATACTACTTTTTCGGTATAATCTGTAAAATATTCAGACCTGATGAAAGGTAATACCTTTCTAGAGAACTCCTCATTATGAGCGAGACTCCTCAGGATTGTAGTTTCGATACGTTCGTCCATCAATAGTAGTGGCAATAGGTTGACATAATATACTTGACTCCTTTCTTGACTTTTAATCCTGCATGAGGATATTGCCAAGTTGGGGGAAAGACAATCACCGAGCCAGTCTTCGGTGTAATCTTTCTACTGTGATGCGGGAACTCAGTTTCCCCACCACTAAAATCTTCATTCAAATAGAAGAGGAATGCAAGATATCTTCTTGCAGAGGCATGATCCTGCACATCGACGTGTGGATCGAACCTGTCTTTGGTTCTGGCGTGATATTTCTTTACGCGAAACTCCTCCAAAAAAAGTCTTGAAGGATACCATCTAGTGTACTCTGGTAGTTCTCTTTTGTAAAGAGACAAAATAGTTTGAGTAACCCGTGACAACTGTGTAATTAGTTGTGGATTACTCTTGTTGATATTCAGTTGAGTAAAGTTTGGAGTTCCTCCATTCTTTACTATCTCTTTCGCATGACTCTGTTCAAAAAACTGAATCAGAATGTCACACTCTTTTTCACCCAAGGCGTCTTCATACAGTTTGATAAAATCACCCGTAACGAAACTCTTGTTTTGCAATTTCATCAAGTTGCTCCATGACTTCGGGAGTAAAGTATTGTTCGGGATCCTTAAGGATCGCCTTTGCATAGACTTTTTTGCCGCCTATCTCATAACGACCTGCAACGTTTTTCCAAAGTCCTCCAATCTCACCGAGTTCAAGAAGACCATAATATCGATCAAGACCACGCTCATCGTAATACAAACGCACCGTAACATCTTTGTTCTCCTTACTTAAACGCGACTTAGCAGTCTTAGCTTTGATAAGGTTTCCGACGATTTCCGTTCCATCCTTTTCTTTCTTTTTGCTGAGATGGATGATTGTAGAAGCAGCATACTTGAGTCCGCTGCCTCCTCCCATTTCCTTTGTAGGGACATAAGCGCCGATGACATCATAAGTGTGGTTGGTAACGATCATGGGAATGTTGGCTTGACCCAGTTTGAGGGTGATCATACGGAACGCACCTTTGACCAGTTGTGATTTGGTCATGTCGCGGACTTGTTTGTCGTTGAGTGCGTCAGTGATCTCCTTCTCCGTGGAAAGCATACCTAAAGAGTCTAACACAAACATGCAAGGAGCACGCTCTTCTTCAGGTTTCTTTAAGTATAGATCCACCGCTTTCAGGGCTTTACCACGAAAGTCTTCAATGGTCACAACGTTGACCACCACAAGTCTATTCAAGTCAATACCGCGATCTGCGAGAAGAGACTTGTTAACAGCGGCTTCAGTGTCAAAATATAGACAATAACCATCAGGGTTAGAATCAAGGAAGTTTTTGACGACAGCAAGGGAGAAAAAAGTTTTTCCAGTACTAGACTCGCCAGCAATGGCAGTAATCTTATTCCCAGATACACCACCAAATATAGACCCTGAAACAAGTCCGTTAAAAATGTACGAACCCGTGTCCACATAAGTTTCATGGTCGTCGATGTCTGAGGCGAGTTGTGTGTATTCACCGCCAATCTCCTTTACAATATCTTTAAGAAAATCCATAGTTTAATCAAAAAATGTAGAAATAGTTATTCTGTATTTTGGACCTGCAACCGACTGCGGTCGGATCGCATGTGGGATGTCCCCATCAAATAGCAATATTCTACCAGGAACATACAATGATGTAAATGCTACATCTTTAAGATCGTCACTGTAGAAAAAAGTTTCACCATACCATCCATCTCTCCACTCAAGATTTACATAATACAAAATGCCTTTCTTGTAACAATGAGTATGAATTAAGTGAACATCATTTGGTCGAACTAAATTTAATACTGCTCTAGAAAATTTATTATATGTAAACCATGGTGTATCTTTGATACACTCTTCAAAGTACTTCCATAATCCACAGGTAATTAGATTATCTAAATTCCAATCTCCGTAGAGATTCTGATAATTAAGTTCATTAATATGTTGGTCTCTCCAACCCAATCTTAGATTCGATTCTAAAGCGTAATGTAAAATTTCACCTCGGTCGTGACGAGCAACGGCATCATCATAAACTTTAATATTCATCAGATGCCCAATAATTTACGTTGACGTTCAAAATATCCTCGGAGAATCCAAGAACTACTATTCATTTTATCATCCCCGCCAACGCCAAATTCAAACTGGACTCGGGGATTGTCTCCATACATATCGAGTTCTGGTGTATTGCCTGATCCACGATCACCACCGTTGCAAAATACAACAGTCTCTGCAATTTCTAGACACTTAGCAATTGCGCCACATGCAGATCCAACCTCATCGTCTGGAACAGTAACAACTGCATCGACCATATTGAGATGACGTACAATCTCTGCACGTTCAACCCAAGATAAAAAGTATTGACCTTTCTTTGCAGTCAACCATTCATTAGTATTCAGTCCCACTACAAGATAGTCAGAAAAATCTTTCGCTCTCTTGAAGTAAGATATATGTCCACTATGAATAGGATCAAATCCTCCTGTAACCAGACTCACTTTTTCAAAAAACATTAGATAACAAAACCAAACTTCTCTCTAGCAATTTTTTTATATGGACCGCCAGGATTCTCCTCGCGGATTTGCTTGATAGTATTTAGTTTCTGATAAAGAGCTGCATCTCCACCCAAACGCAGGGCGCTAACGATGGTATTCAATTCTTTATCGTTGATAGGAAGATCCATATTTTTTGTGTTGGTGAGATAATTATACAAGAATTGGTTCGCTTTTGCAAACGGATTATTTAGTCTCGATGCGAATGTTGAATGCGATTGTCATCCTGGGTTCAAGACATTTGTGAGTGGACACGTAGTGTTGTAAAGTGCAAGGGAAAATTATTAATTGATTGTTCTTAGGTTGATAGGTCCACTGTTCATAATAAAAAGATTGTTCTTCAGTTTTTCTATAAAGTTGTTTATCTATGAAGTAAAGATTTTGACTGGATGGATTCATAAAAATCAAATCAGTTTCTTCACATCCATCTAAGAAAATAACACCCGCAAATTCATTTCTTCTTTCAATAGAACCTAAGTGTGTATGTAGTTCTTGGCCAGTATTTTGTTCATAAAAATTCCACCAAAAGGCATGAATTTCATATGAATGTTCTGTCAGTCCCAGTTCTATGGTAAATTTTTCATATTCTTCTCCAATTTCATCAAGTGGATAATTAATATTATGTTTTTGATGAATAGAAGTCTTGCAAGAACAATTAACCCCAGGATTTTGATAATCATTTAGAATATCTAAATGTATATCTCCAACCAATTTTTGATAAGTTCTATCCGATAAAAAATTATCACATACCCAGAAAGGAACTCCAAATAAATTTTTCATTCTATAAGTTCGATGTTGAAGCTAATAGTAATTCTAGGTGTATCAAATCTATGTGCTGGAACGTAGTGTGACAGATATGATGGAAAAAATATAATCTGATTATCTCTTGGTTCATGAACATACTTACTCATAACATACGAATGTTCTGGAATATTTTTATGAATTTTAGCAACAGGATGGTGTGTATCATAACTATGATAGTTTAACCAATTTTGAGATGGATTGGAAAAAACTATTCTTGTATTATCAGTTCCTTTTAAAAAATATACACCACTGAACATACAGTTCGGTGTACCCAAGTGTGTATGCGGTTCTTGATTTTGACCTTTAGTGTAAAAGTTATACCAAGGATGTATCAACTCATATTGATGTTCTGAAAGATGTAACTGCGATGAGAATTCTTCATATGCTTCTTTAAAAGAAAACATAGGATAAGTCACACTATCATCTCTTTGAGCAGAAGTGTTTACCAAACAGTCCCACTGTGAATTCACATATCCTTCGTTCTTTGAAACATCTTCTAGTATTTGATTATGAAGATCTTTAACTGCATCTTCAGACAAAAAATTATCTATACCAAAAAATGGAGTTGGAAATAAAAAATTCATGCAAAGAATGATTCAAGACTTACTTTCTTTTCAACAGACCAACCAATCGCATTAAGAATGATCTTCATTGGTTCTACAAAAGATTTGTTGAACTGTGCATCATAATCAATATACTTTTCAAGATCCAGTTCTTTCGGAAACTCTTGGATGAAAGAGAAAACATTCTCTTGAATAGTATTCGGTGTTTTCAAATAACAGAACTTGATCTTCTCACCACTCTGGATTGCTGCATACTTCTTATCAAGTCCAGCCTTCTTAGTGTAGTGATTGTAGAGGATTGCACCACGAACATGGATGGGACAACCTTTGTTATACATGTCAGTCCGAGATTCCCATTTCTTGATTTCAGATACACTACGGGGAAATGCGATTTCATCAGGACGAAGATTCTTGAACTCTTTACGAGCGTTCTCAATGAAGTCAATGACATCATCCTCTTCTTTCGTCATGATGATCTCAAGCGCATCTTTAATGTATTGACGACAAGGTGCAGGAGTTGAGGTTTTGATTGCCTCAATACCCATCATCTTCAGTTTGGGTTTCTCATAACGAACACCTTCACTGTCCCACACACGAAGGATATAACGTTTCTTACCTGTCCAAATTCCACGTTCCGCGATGTTCTCGCGTTTCATCACCATTTTGTTTTCGTAGGCGTTGAGGTAGTCCGCCAACTCTTCGTAAGAACTTTCAATATACTTCTCAAGTTCCATGTGAGACACCTTATCAAGGAAATTGACAATCTCTTCAGTAGAAGCCTCTCTTCCCTTGAATACAGCGTCAACAAAAGGACCCATATTAAGGTAAATAGAATCGGTATCAATAGCAATGACATAATCTACTCCATCAGATTTCAAGACTTTGTTCAGATAACTATTCATCTTCTCTTCGATCCACTGAATCGATACCTGTCCCGATAGAGTGATCGCCTCTGCATTTGCAAGTTTGTAGTATCGGAAATATTCATTACCAATCGCACCATAAGCAGAGTTCAGTGCAATCTTTTTAGCCATCTGAATATTGTCACAACGTGAGATCTCCTTCTCCAATGCTTTGGTGGGAGTCTTCTCATACGCTTTCTTCGCCTCGATCATCTTCTTCTTGAAGATGACACGTTCACTATACATCTTCTCCATAAGTTCTGGTAGGAACCCACGGACATCCTTGCGATACATTGCACCATTAGCGCAGACCGCACTGTCTTTATACATCTCAAAGGTAAGTTCTTTCTTCAGAACTTTATCAACAGTCACACTGGGGTGACGTTGTTCAATCAAAGTCTCTGGTGAGATGTTGTACTGCATGATCAAGTGGGGATACAGTGAGTTAAGGTCAAAGTTGACTACCCACTCATATGCACCTGGGATGGGTTCTTTCACGAACGCACCCGCATACTTTTCACTCTTACTATTGCGTTCCTTCTGTGGAATCACAATATTCTTCTTGAGGAGATAGTTGTAGATAATAGCATCCCAGGTTCGTACCTGATATGCAATGTCATTGAAGTTCACCTTAGCGTCAAACGCACGGGTGAAACACAAGTCAATCAGACGTAGTTTATCCTCAAGACGGTCAACCAGTTCCACGTCAACGATGTTATATTCAACGAACTTCTGCCAATCGTTTGTATAGAACTCTCGGAAGGTATCGTATTCGGAGTGATCTAGTTTGTTCTGACCCAACTCCATGAAGGCGATATGATCCAATCGATAACTCTCTTGGTTTGGGGTTGCAGGAGACTTTTTATACAGGTCCAAGTAATCCAGAATAGACACACCCGCAATCTCTGTACTGAGTTGTTTCCGACCCATGATCGTGACCTCTTTGACACGCACCACATTCCACGGAGAGAGACGTTTGGCGTACTTCTCTCCCATCAGACGGGTGATCCTACCAACCAGGTAAGGCATGTCATACAGTTCGTTATTCCACCCTGTGACGACCTCTGGCGTGTTATTCTGCCACCAGTCCATGAACTTGGTGATGAGTTCATACTCACCATCACAGTACACAAATCTGACATTCTTCTGATCAACCTTTGCTGGACGAGATCCAAAGGTAGTAATCTGTTTGGTATTATAATCCTGAACTGTAATCAGTAGAAGTTCTTCAGCGCAGTTGAATACATCGGGGAATCCACTCTCCGCTGCAACCTCAATATCGATTGTAATAACTTTGATCTTTGAGATATCAAATTTGATTTCTTCCTCAGGATAATTCTGAGCAATGTATTGATACACGAATCGGTCATTCCCATAGACCTTGAATCCATTCACATCATTATACTTGTCCAAGAATTCGCGACACTCTCGGATAGTACCAGGGCGAATGGGTTCTACATCTTGACCATCAAGGGTTTTATATTTACTTTCTCGTTTAGACGGAACGAAGAACCTAGGTTGAAAGGGTTCACGTTTCGTGAAGTGTTTGCCGTTTTCATATCCACGGACAAGGATATCATTACCAAGGAGAACAACGCTCGTGTAGAACTTCATTTAGTGAGGGTCAAATAATCATTAAGTAGGTCTTCTTTGGGATCAACCAAAGTCAAGATCTTATCCGATGAAATCATAATGTCATCGGTCTGGTCAGTCAAGTTTTCCAACCAAGGTCGGAGACCATCCACAACATGCGGACGAATCAAACGACAATCTGGTTCACCGAGTTCAGAAACAACTTGACCAATTTTTGAAATAAGAATTGTCCCGTCAACCAGAACAATTATCTGAATTAAATCATCCATTTAGTACCTCAAAGTTATCTACAAGTGTTTCGCCTTCTTCAGGTTCTTCTCCCATCCTATCTTGATAAGAATTAAGAACGTCTTCTTTGGGAGTTGTAAATGATACAATCCAATCTGGATTTACTTTAATTTCCTCATCATCCGTCAGAGGCATCCAGGACCAAAATCTTATTGCATATTCCTTTTCAACTTCACCTTCCTCTGCATCAAAATCAACAGATGGAGTTACCAGTTCTACACAGAAAGGATCTTTGAAAGCAATAGAAACTACCCTATCATTTTGATCCACTTTCGCTTGAACATCAGCAATGACTGTTTCTCCTGACTTCAGAAGAGCTAATTTAATCGACATAACTACAGTTTACCTCTCACTAGGATACCACAAAAAAAGGAAGGTGTCAAACCTTCCTTGATAATTTATACAGTTGGTGGAGTGAATGTTCTGACCAGTTGCGGTCGAACTAACGCAATCTTATCCCTGTTAACCAAGGCATCAATAGAGGTTTTGTAAGTATCCGTCATAATCCTGGGGAACAATCCAATTCCAATGATGGGAACCAAAAGACAACTAATGATGTAGATCTCTCTGGGTTCTGCATCAACAAGGTTTGTGTGATTGACAAGTTCCAAGTTCTCTTTACCAAAGAAGATTTCCCGCAACATGGACAGGAGATAAATCGGAGTCAGGATCACACCGATCGCAGCAAGAATACAAATGAATGCACGGAAAGGAACAGAATACATCGTATCAGTTGCAAATCCAGCAAAGACCATCAGTTCACTTGCGAATCCACTCATACCTGGCAGTGCCAAGGATGCCATGGAACACACTACCCACATTGCAAACATGATCTTCATACTCTTACCAACTCCACCCATTTCAGCGAGTTCAAGAGTATGAGTCCTATCGTAGGTTGCACCCACAAGGAAGAATAGAGAAGCACCGATCAGACCGTGACTGACCATCTGAAGCATCGCACCACTCGTTCCGAGGGCACTGTAACTACCGATGCCAATGAGAACGAATCCCATGTGACTGATCGAACTGTATGCGATCTTCCGTTTGAGATTCCTTTGTGCAAAGGACGTGAGTGCAGCATAGATGATATTAACAACACCAAGGACGATAAGGACTGGAGCGAATACTGAATGTGCATCAGGCAAAAGTTGACAGTTGAATCGCAGAAGTGCATATCCACCCATCTTCAACAGAATACCTGCAAGCAACATGTGAACTGGTGCAGTTGCTTCACCGTGTGCATCGGGTAACCAAGTATGCAAAGGCACGATTGGAAGTTTGACACCAAAGGCAATCAAGAATCCTGCATAACACCAGAGTTGGAAGTTCTTAGGAAATCCCTGATTCATAAGGTAAGTGTATTCAAAGTTCGGAGCACCGTTGGATGCCCAAAATCCCATTGCAAGTCCTGCAATAAGAATGAATAGAGAACTACCTGCGGTGTAAATAATGAACTTAGTCGCGGCATACTGGCGTTTCTTACCACCCCAGATCGCCAACATCAGATAAACAGGAACAAGTTCCAACTCCCATGATAAGAAGAATAGAATAAGATCCTGAACTGCAAAGACTGCAATCTGACCACCATCCATCAACAGGAGGAGGAAGTAAAACAGTTTTGGTTTGAATCTAAGAGGCCACGCAGCAAGTGCTGCAAGACTCGTAATAAAACTCGTCAGAAGGATCAGAGGCATCGATAGACCGTCTGCACCCACAGACCAAGTTAGACCTAGTTGAGGTAACCAACTAATCCTCTCAGACATCTGTAGACCGCTTACTGAGGGATCATATCCATTCAGATACCCAGCAACGGTAATTAGAAACGTGATCAACGTGATTGATAGTCCATACCACCGAACAACTTTCCCGTCTCCTTTATCAGGCAGAAGAGGGATACCAAGTGCGGCAGCAATTGGAAACAATATTGATAAACTCAACCAAGGCATAATATGGTTTACAAAGTTTCATTGTATATTATAACGCAAAAAAATAGGGGTTGCAACTGGATTTTGCCAGTTGCTCCCCTGCGGCGACGATATTCGCTAGTATTTATTCAGGATGTATCATGGTAACATCGGCGATAGTGATGCCCAACTAAAAAGAGATAGTACCGATCCCAAGACTAGAGTTGAAACGGTTAAGTTCATTTCGTGCGATCTCCGTAGTACATAATTATATAGATTATACTGTATCAACGTGATACAGTTCTGTATAAATCGGCACAAAAATCTGTCAGAAAATCATAACCAATCTTTTCTCTTATAGTGGTCGGGTACAACCTTGCCTAGTTTGATACTCAGTAACCCATCTTCAAAGCTGACTGATGCAATCTCCTGATCGTCTGAGATTGTCCATGCTCTCTTAAATGATCTTTGAGCAACTCCACGGTGGATGTACTGATGGTCATTCTTCTTGTCGTCTTTTGTCCCCTCGACAAAAAGTTTACCATATTCTGTGTAAACATTGACTTCATCTTGTTTAAATCCTGCGAGCGCTAATTCTAACACTGTCTCGACATTATTTAACTGTATCACATTATACGGCGGATAATTTTGCGTACTTTCGTGAACTTTAAAGAGTCGGTCAAAGTATTCATCCATTCCGATGCTGTTCTTATTCAATCGTTCTAAGAGCGCAGGAAGGTCTGACGCATTGAAGCGCATTAGGTCTGTCATGTGGTTCTCCTTGATTAAGCGAGTAACGTTGTGTGGACCCCGAAGGCATCCAATACTATTTAACCACAAAACGAAAAAAAGAGGCAGGGTGACAACCGTACCTCTTTATATGGGTTTCCGACTTTTGAAGCGACCGCACGAAAGATCGCAATATTATTTATGCTCGTTGTAGTGAAAGTTATAATCAGTCATTCCCATGAAAAGTTTATTTCTCATGTACTTGATGAACTCTTGTTCGTCTGGAGGTCTCCTAGGAGAACCTGGCCAGATCTCAAGATAATGATCTAAAGAACTGTACAGACTGCGAACTGCATTGATGTCAAGATCTAATGACATCATCCACCCGTCTTCTTCGGGTTCTGGAAAATACAGTTCGTCTTCGTCGTTCATGATGCTGGTTTCTTTTTCTTACCGATATTATACTTGGATTCTAGAATCCAATCATTTTTATCTTTATATGATAACACCTTAATCTGATTTAGTGGTGCAACATCTAATACAGAATCTGGATTCAAGATAGTAATCAGTCCCCAATCGGATAGGAGATTGATGATACGATTCCTACGCTGCACATCATTAACAGTGAGATTAGCGTGTTTGCCGTCCAATGCAAAGAGTTCTTTGAAGTGAACGATGTAATACTTACCCTGTTTATGTAGGATGTGACAAGATTGATAAATCTTTTTCTCTTTGCGGGAGGCGACTCCGATACGAGTCAAGGTCTCTCTTACTTTTAGAAAATCGTCTGGTTCATTCAGAACCACTTCGATCATTTGGTCTTGCGACCAGGAAACCTCAGGTTCAACAAAGGCACTCATCTTTTACCTCCAACATCAAGCTTTTCTTTTATAAATGAGATTTGTTCTTTGGTAAGAATCTTCAGAGCTTGTTGAGCCTTTTCATTACTATAACCATAGTATGATTTTACTGCATCAAGGTCATTAATCTTATCCTTTTTTAGCCACGGAGAAAATCTTTTCCGTTTCCTAACGGTATTTATAAAGAAATCATATTGGAGACGAGATGGTAGTTGGTGATTGACATTCATCTCGTTTGCAAACATAACAGTGTCGATAAAACCAGACAGACACTTATTGATAATAAAGGGAGGATATTTCTTTTCCCAGATGGGATCCTCATCACTCATAAGATATTCTTTTGTGAAGTTAATGGAATTCAGATAGTCTTTCAGTTCGTAGCTCATTATTTAAATACCGCAGTTACACTAATAACAGTAGAGTTGGGATTCCTTGCAAGTGCAACTTGTCTTGCATCTTGATAATCCCTTGCAATCACAGTCTCTTTATAGACAGTACCCGCTTTGAATAAAGTGACTTCACATTTCATACTTCTCTTCCCTTTCGTCTGGTGTAGTCCAGAAATAGTCATCACAATCACCAAGTCTTCCCCACTTGACACCATTCTCTACCTGATAGAACTGGGTAGACACTTTGAAGTCTGGCATCTTGGGTTCTTGGGGAGTCATCGAGATATCATAAATTCGACACCTGTTATTTGGATACAATGCATACTGTCCATTTTTGAGTTCAATCAAATTGAATGACTTATGTTCATCAGGAAGTTCGCTTGTAGATGCATCAATGTTGTCAATATTTTCATGATAATTATCCAATGTACAGATATATGTACCTTTGATATTTCCGAAGTGTCTTGTTCGGACTTCCCACTCCATCGATGCAACAATACTTTTTTCAATAGCAGTTACACCATAATCCATACAGTTCCAAAACTGTAGATTAGGTAGATCTAAATCTGGATCTGGCGTTTCTGGACGAGAAACAAAAGCACTGATGGGGAGTTTATCGTACATAGCTCCATACTCGGGGAGGTATGTCTCAAAGTAAAAAGCACGACCAGGAATACTCTTAGCAGATACCCAAAGACCTTCAACAAACTCACCATGACCACTTTGGTGATCCGTCAGATACTCTTTACGAACCCAAACTTTCTCTGATGGTAGATTGCATATTAGAGTCATAAATTTCTTAATTATCTAATAATATCTATCTCATCAGGATTTGAATTCCAAGTCTCTACCTTGGTACGGAGTCTACCTTCAGACTTCAGTTTCTCATATCGATTAGATGCTTTCTTCTTCCACCACTTAATCAAGTTCTCGGTATGGAACTTTTCATAATTTTGGCCAGGAGTAAGAGTTTCTTGTTCACCCATAATAACTTCACGAGCGTTGCTGAATCCATAATCAGACATGTAGAAACGTTTTTGTTCAGTCAGGTTTTTTGCACTTACAATCGCAGTTGTGAACTCCGCAACCTTGTGAGAAGGTAAGCTTTTCTTGATCACTGCGATCATCTTCTGTTGGGTTTTGAGTTTGCGACTGGATGCGTCTTCCTTCACCAGACTCTTGTCCCCATTGCGTGCTATGAACCATTTGTTTAACTCCTGAAAGATTTCATCATGTAGGAGAGGCGTGAAATCACTCTGTGTGAGTCCTTTATATCTCATGTATGGTTTGAGACCGTCATACTGCGAGGAGGACTTTGTAGACCCGTAGAGCGACGTTGTTTCAAACAGACAGATGTCTGCGTCATACTTACTATTTAATGTCTCACGGGCCTGATGAGAACAACACAGGAGCGCCAGGAGTTTACCACCCAGATAGTTGAAACCGAATGGTTGAGTCGGGACAATAATGAATCCCATGATCGCATGACGATTGAATCGTGTCAGTTCTGGAACACTACCCAACCACTCATTGCGAGGTTTACTATTAATAGTAGGAGAACCAAATCTACAGAATCCTAAGATCTTATTTGTGTTCATTTCTTTGACAATCCACTTCAAGGACTTACCAGGAATGGAGTCTTCAATAGCGTGAGATGTAGTGACTTGCAATCTCTCGCTAAAGTATTCGTTACTAAAACCACCCTTGACACCTGCAGGATACACTCGGATGTCCATGTCTTGGGGGTGCATATCAAATGCGTCAAACATATCATCCTCTGGACCCATACCCAGAATGGATGTTTGCATTTGACTCATTCTGTCAAGTTTCACATTACGCAGATATTCATCGATACGTCCCATGTTAGAGAAGTAATCGATGAATTTGTCAGCTGCATAAATTGCATCATCAAGTTCTAATTGCATATCAAACAATCAATTTCTTACTCTCAGGAGTAATCAACTTACTCCCAAACATTTCATTATACTTCTTTCCGACATTTTCTTCAACTTCTGCGACGTAAACTACATGTCGCATATCCATTGTAATCTCGGGGTTCTCTTTACTGATGACAGTTGCCCAAGGAGCGAATCCTACATTCTGAGCACTAGGAAGAACTACAAGACCATTCTTCACAGTGATAGTATTTTCATCCTGTGAAACTAGTTCTGCAATAATCTCTTCGCCAGTAACGATACGAATCAGTTTTACATCAATCATCTTTTTTTACCTCAACTCGAACGGAATCATTTTTAATAGTATCTACAATGTTTACATATGCCCATGCAGTGAAAACCTGAGGGACAATGAATGCAACCATTGCGACAATCCAGAACCAATAATAATAGTTCTCTTTAGTCTGTGTCCTTTTCTTCTTTTTCATTACACACTCCAGACTTTAAACTCAAAATCTTCAATGACTTCGTTAGCAAGAAATCGTTTACAGAGTTTCTCCACTTCTTGATTAGCATACTCTTCGTTGTCTGCCTCAAAATCAATCTCAATCAACTTACCCAATCGTAACTTGTTAAAAGTCATATCGGAAAGTTTACCACATGCTGCACGTACAGCATTACCCGCAGAGTCATCAACTGCGGCTCTCAAACGAACGTAAACCTTTGCTTTAAAATTCATTTGAACTCACACTCCACCATAATCTCAGTCAACGCTGCGAGAAGGTTTATCTCCTGATCCGCCACAAATGCCACTTGATACTGATACTTAGCAATAACAAGCACAGCAGCAGGAATACTACTCGGAACCAAGGAATCATAACAAGCATCGTAAATACGACGCAGAAGTACAGTAGGATCATTGTCCAGGTTGTTGACACACCATTTACGTACTTCGGAAAAATTCTTTTCCTTGAGGTATTTAACCAACGTGTTAGTGTTGACATCAGAAAACTCCGTCAAAATTGCAGAATCAATCTTCCCACTTGCGGAGTATCTTTGACACTCATTCAACACCCGACGCCAGTCTGGGAAGTGTTTGTTAATAAGTTCTACCAGGACCTTGTTATCATATTCAACACCTTCTGTATCCAGGATTTGTTGGATGCGTCCGAAGAACTTTGCAGCGATGGCTGGTTTTTGTTTGCCAGTGATGGAGAAATCAACACAGGCGCATCGACTGTGGAGGGGTTCGATGATCTTGTTTTTGTAGTTACAGGTGAAGATGAATCGACAGTTGTTATAAAATGCCTCAATATTTGCCCGTAGGAGGAGCTGTACGTCGTGGGTCGTGTTGTCAGCTTCGTCAATAATGATGACTTTGTGCTTTGCATCAGTTGCAGATAGTGAGACGGTCGAAGCGAAGTTCTTGGCCTGGTTCCGTACCGTGTCCAGGAATCGTCCCTCATCGGATCCATTGATGACATAATAGTCTACTCCAAGTTCATGACAAAGAGCCTTTGCAACCGTAGTCTTACCAATACCAGGAGGACCAGAAAGTAGAAGGTTGGGGATCTCTTTCTTATTTAGAAACTCCTGAAACATCTGTTTGGCAGAGTCGGGAAGAATACAATCTTCAATGGTTTGAGGACGATACTTCTCAACCCAAAGAAAGTCAGTTTTGTTCATAATAAATTAAACCCAGTCAGGTTTTCGTTGTGGCATTCGCAGGTAATTATCCCTTACCCAGGGTTTGGATGAAATATACATCTTATACTTCGTGTATATATCAACAGTTTCATCATACTTGAACTCATCAGGCCCTGCAAATATGAAAGGCGTAGGTTCTCCACCGCGACCTTGCGAATCTACACAAGGAAGGATTTCATTTGCAGCCTGAAGAGTATTGAAACAGGTATGTGGTTTACCATACCGTAGTGAGTATTCATTGCACAGAGCAAACCCATGAGCAAGTAACCATCTCCAGTTACTCACAAAAGAGTTTGCCCAGATAGTGCATGGGTGATTACGAAAGGCACCCTTCTCAGTGGCATAGGGAGTACCATCTGCCTTGGGAAGAGTGCCGAATCCATGACCCCATTTGTCAGAGCATACAATAGCAAGCATCTGACAAGTCTCCAGTGGCATCTTGACAATATGTTTGTCAGGAAGAACCTTGGCCGACTTCAAGGGATCGGGGTCAGTAACAAAGATGTTCATAATGAAAGTTGAATAATCTTGGATGCATCAATCACCGCAAAAAATGTTTGAAGTCCAACGACATCCCAAGTTTTGATTGAGATGGCGAATGGAAGCATGAAGCACCCACCGATCAATCTGAATGTACAACCAATTCTAACATCCAGATAGAGAAGAAGGAAGTAACCAATCAAAAGACTGGCACTTCCCACAATACGCAATCTATTTGCGTTCATTCATCATAGGTGGAATCTGGTTCCAGTGCAATGTAATACACAAGATTCTTATCTTCGGAAACAAAACGAGAAAGTAGTTTGCTGGAGATAGTCACGTTGTAGGAACCAGGGAGGATCTTGATGTTCTCAACCTTGAAGTTAAGACAGAAAGATGCAGCAGTTTCACCAACTACGACAGCATAGTCATTAGAAGTATCGTTCTTCTTATCACGAACAACGATCTTAACCACACCGTTCTCACCGATTACGGAAAGATCGGGAACACCATAAACTGCAGCAGCCTTCAAGAGTTTGTCCAACTGTTGAGTATTCAGTTCAAAACTCACATCCTCAGAGGGCAGAGTAATGGACTTATCTGGAGGAGTAACGATAACTGCAGGATCTGCAAAGAAATACTTGGAACGAGTCTTACCTTCTCGGATAGAAACATAACTTTCATTCTTGAAATCCAACTGAGGATCTTGATACAAAGACATTGCGTTCAAGAACTCATTCAGATTGTAGATACCGAAGTCGCGTTCAAACTCTTCGTCAATGTTGACTTCTGCAAGAATATTTTTCATCACACTAATAGTGCGAATAGTCTTGCCTTGTTTGAAAAGAATAGATTGATTGATACCCGCAAAGTTCTTCAGAAGGTTGAGGGTTTTGTCAGAGAGTTGCATATTAGTTGTCATTGATTGTAGGTTTCGGTGATAGAGTTCTTGTCGTTGAAGTGCATCAGGAGGACTGCATAGTGGAGAATCTTCATGATATCTCGACGTGCAGTGCCTTTCTTATCGTATCGAGATGCATACTTCAGGATGTTACTACGACAGAAAGATTCACCATCACCACAAGCTTCAATCAGATCCAGAGTTTGAATCTTGTCGTCACCAGCAGAATAGTGAGCGTTATATGTACCAGAAATATATTCTTTCAACTCTTGGAGGATTCGATCCTCACTATATTTGTATCGATTGGGGTCGTTGTTCATAGTCAAATCAATGGAATAATCACTCTCGGTATCAAAAGTAATGTAATCAGTTCCTGCACCACCGAAGATACCATCCATATCAACAGGTTGTGCAGCACCAATCAGAGTGTCTTCAGAGAAAACACTACCAGTGAAGGTAATGGTATCATCGGACATACCACCTAACGTAGTCATTGCAGTGTTCATAATGTAACCTCAGTAATTGTATCAAGAAAAGGGAACGTCGTCAACATTCTCAGAAGGCATCTGGAAGTCAACATCAACTTTGTCATACAGTTCCATGAAGGACTGTTTGGTTTCATCATCAAAACGATTCAGACAAACTTGCATTGCTTTGGCTTTGTCCTTAAAGATTGAATATGCCCTGACAATGTGAACCAGACGACGGGTACTGATCACCTCTTCGATACCACCATCATAGAAAGTCTTGCGGATGATGTCTGCCCAGTCAGCAAGACGTTTGTAGAAATCAACCTCTGCAAGACCAAGTTCGACACCGACCTTGTAGAGAATTTTGAATTCAGTGGCAGCAGTGGGATATTCCTGTTCAAAAGTAACAGGGAATCGTTCTAGGAACGCTTCGTTGAGCACGTTAGTTCCAATGAATCGTCCGTCGTCTGAACCCTTACCCTTAGTGTTGGCTGTGGCAATGACGTTGAATCCACTTGCAGGAGAAACCCATCGTCCGATTTTCTTAAGGAAAACTCCTTTCCCTTCAAGGATACTTTGGAGACAGAGAATTTTGTTAGAAGCGAGGTCGATCTCATCAAGGAGCAAAACAGCTCCTCGTTCGAGGGCTTCAATGACTGGGCCATTGTGCCAGACGGTGTTACCATCAATAAGGCGGAAACCGCCAATAAGATCATCTTCATCGGTTTCAATAGTAATGTTTACACGGATGAGTTCCCGACCCAGTTGAGCACACGCTTGCTCAACCGAGAACGTTTTGCCGTTACCAGAAAGACCCGTAATGAACGTTGGATAGAATAGACGGGACTGAATAATTTTTTTAACATCAGAGAAGTTGCCAAACTTGATGAAGGAATCATCTTTCTGTGGGATAAGGTTTTGTTCAATTGCAGGCATAGCTGCAGGTGAATTATAAGTTACTTCCAGATCCTGAACTGTCTCTTTTGTAACTTCCAGGTTCCACTTCCCGTGACCTACCTTGTAGTTGGCAAGACGACGGGAGACAGTCTGGTAACTCATACTGTTCATTGCACACCAGGCTTTGATGTCAGCACTGGTGACGGATTCTCCGTAGAGATCTTTAAGGGAGTCAATCAGTTGATCGTCGGTCATCTTGAGGCGAGTCATGAGTTGTGTCGTTTCAACAAATAAATTATAACGCACTTCCTCCGCCATGGGACAGTCTATGGACAGTTCCTCAACTGTCTATGAGATCCTTCACCTTACCATACTTCCATCGATTCCAGTAATCATACAGAGTTACTTCGATTTCGGGATCAATCAAATAAAGATTGAATAGACATCTCTGTTGGGCGAGTTGGACCTCAGTGTGACCGTATAGAAGATTTGTTGCGTCTGTAGAAAAGATGTTTGATAGGTTTACAAACTTTCTACCTTTACCTGCGAATATCTTACAGAACTTGTCCGTTTCTTTGTAGAGATCAATCTTCTTGAACTCCACATTGCAAGCTCTGAACCATGTCCAATAATTTATAAAGTTTTGAGATCCACCAAAATAATTGATAGTATCTTTCAGAGATTTGATGAATGAAACATCTTTGAATATAGTCATGTCATCATGTTGATCACCCTGTTCATCGGGAGGGAGATGAGTTTTGCCAATCCAAGTGAAGTTTTCTTTATATTGGAATGTCTTCATACACTCAAGTAGATTTAGATGTCGTTTGCCCAAATCATCTTGCACAAACCCAGGTGTACTACCCCACTCATATAAGTGTCTATACCAAGCGAGACTTCGTTGATTAAAATCATAAACAACAATTTTGGATTTTGGATTAAGTTTCTCTTGTCTAAAGAGATCAAAAATCTTAAATCCACTTGCAGTATTTACAGCAAGATCAAAAGTACCTTCATTTGATATACGCATATCCTCACTATTAAACAACCAAATCTGATCCTTTACAGATAAAGCGTCTTCAATAGATTTCTTTTGATTCCAGTTCTGACTATCGTAAGTAGTCATAGTTTTCAATGACTGTTCATATCGAGCAGTCTCATGTTCTGGATAATGGTAAAACTTATTATGTCTTAGGGTTTCATTCAACATAACAACGGACCAACCACCTTCAAACATTGCTTTGAGAAGTTCCCACCCCTGGCCAGCAAATGGTTGTTTGGTTCTCTTCTTATCTTTATTAACTCTTACCCATAGAGGAGTATAGTCATGATGGAAGTTCTCTTCACTCCTTTCCAAAACAGGCAGAAGTTCTTCAGACTCACCCTGCCATGTACCAAAGTCAGGTCTATCAACTTCCTTCCATGCATGAAGATTGACAATAAAGAACTGATGATGAAGTTCTGCCCAATGATCTGGTTTCATTAGACAATGACCAGCAACACCAAAGTCCTTATCCTTCATGATAAAGTTTCGGATCTCTCTATCATATTCAAAACTTTTGAGAATAGTTCCTGCAGCAAGAACGACACAATAATCATACCCAGCATCTGCGGTTGTCTCTAGGAGTTCTTTGATAGAGTCTCCAAAGAAAATATCAGATTGTTTGTGTGCTCTCTTGAGGTAGAACAATGAAGAACCTTTGAATCGAAGATACATTGCAGTATTCTCAATTCTATCAAGTTGATTGTAGATCCCATAACAGATCTTTCTATCCTTGTCTTCCAGCCTCATCTGAAGTTGTTTATATGCACCCTCAACCAACTTAGGGTTTACATCCCCGTGGACTATGAAATGATACCTGGGTTTATTACTGTTGTTATAAACGGCATGAGTGTTTCCAATGTCCAAAAACATTCCTCTGCCTTGTTTGAATGGAACTTCCCCATGATCTTTGAAGTAGAAACCACATCCCTGTGGATTATTGATTGCAATGTTTAGAGGTCCAAAGATTCTACCTTCCCCATCATCATGAGGCATGATGTGACCACCAGGTTCGATTTTCATGATCCGAACTCGATCAAATCTGCGATACCCAAGTTTCTTCAAGAATTTTACACATGCAGGAAATTTTTCACATGCACTCGTCCATCGGTATTGATTTGGAGTTCCACCATACTGATCATAATTTTCAGTAGCATCTGGACGTAGACCATGTAAGGTCAACCCCTTCCATCCCTCATGAGAGTAACTGAGGTGTTTGTCTTTTTCTCTATGCCCGACAAACATGTCATCATTCTGGACACACTCGCGATACATTTCCGCAAAATTGTCCTTAAAGTCTATGCTTAGATAAGGCCAATCCGAATCCCAAATATCTTCAGGTAAAGGTAATGTAGGTTCCCACTCATTAGATTTAGATGTGGAAATAAATTTTTCAAGAATCTGATTCATCTCTAATTTCAATACCAATAAACTCTTCTATCTTAGAAAAAACTTCAATGTTCCAACGTTTTTGTAATTCTGGATCATGTCTCCATGCATTCAAGTCGGGATTAAATCTTGTAAAGGTTTCATCAATAATGACTCTACCAAGGTGATACCTACCAAGAGCAAGTTTATCCCTATCGTGAATAGGAATCATTACCCTAGTTTCTTCATCTTGTTTCAAATACCACTGATAAAAATCTTGTTCCATACTCTTATACATGTATGGTGTTTGAGAGAAATTTAACCAACACTCAGTGCTGTACAAGGTTTGAATTTTTACTTGATCATTCTGAATTACACGAACATCATCGTCACACATCGCATGAGAGTAATCTTTACCTAAAGTATTATATCCAAGATATAAAGATCCCCAAGCAAATTCACTATCTAAGAATAATTTATCTCCTTCATCAAGTGGTTCGCCTGGATATGGAGGATATATTGAACAGAGACAACTATAACATGGAAACATATCAGGAGATGTCTTCATAGCAATCTCAGTAATATGAATCCACTCATTTAAACTCAACCAAGTATCGTGAGCCTCTTCACTAAGAAACCTTTCTGGATCTAAAGACTCTTCTCCATACTCTTCAAACATCTCATGGAGATAATTCAGTTTGTCCTGATCGATCTCACTAGGATCTCCCTCCAAAAAAGGAAGTCGATCAGTTTCATACAGTTTATTGATATGAGAAACAATACTGTTTAGTTTGTTTTTTAAGTATGGAAGATCTTCAACATTCTTATTGGTAATCTTAAGATTCAGATATGCATCTTCTTCCTGTTCTTTGATTCGGATTTGTTCAATCCATTTTTCCCTAAGACTATTTGGTTGCAAGTCAAAGGTGATTGGAAGGATTTTACCACCCTCCATCCTGAAATAGAATACTGCAAATTTCATAACAAAAGTTCAGTTTTTACTTTTTGTCCTCTTTTTTATCCTTTTTCTTTTTGGTGTCCATAATTGCACCTTTACCGTATTTCTTTTCGATGTCTGCTCTTACTTTTTCTACCGCAGACATACCGTCATACTTCTTTTTCTTACCACCAGTAGGACCAGCTGCGAACTTTGGTGCCTTTCTATAGTTGGTGTTACCATCAACACCACCACGTTCCATGCGTTGGTCTCTCAGGCGATCTGCCTCTTCTTCATTAATTTGTTGGAACCAGGACTCCTCCATATTGAGAATAATAGTGTTTGCTTCCTCTTCTGTAGTTGCAAACTTTTTCTCTAGAAGATAGTTTTTAATAACTTCGTAAGTTTGGAGGGCGTCCATGGTTCTCACTGTTTTCTTTTATTTATTCGTCTTCGGATCCGAGTGCTTCAGAAGAAGCGGTATCCATACCTTCACCCTTTAATTCTTTGGGTTCTGGTTTTGCAACTGGCTTTGGTGCAGCCTTTGCTACTGGTTTTGGTGCAGGTGCTGGTGCTGGTTCACCACCACCCAATAATTCTCTAGAGAGTCTTCCCATGGGTTTACCTATTGATTTCATAATATTTATGCAACCAGGTCAACGAATTCACCAAGAACTCTCTTGTTCATTTTCTTAGAATTTAGAGACTTTTTGAAAGCACTTTTGATCTGTGCCTTGGTTGCATCTTCTTTCACTTCAAACTCAGAGTCAGAGGAAAGTGCAGTTGAAGACAATCCGAAATACTTTTGATATCCAGAACCGTCGATAGAGAAAGATTTGTTTTTCTTCCATTCTGCAAGTTTATCATAGTAACCATTTGCACCATAGTATCGACGAATGAAACTACTTGCATCTCGACCATCCAAAACACGAATACCAATAAGGTTAGTGTTGGGGAAGTTATCTCGAAGATTTTCAAGCATTACATTAGTGAACTGAGTAAATTCTCCAGTGAAAGCATAAGTCTTTCCAAGTTTACGATCTCGGAGAGTAATTTCATTGTAGTAAGGAGAATTCAAACCAATGTAAGGTTCACCAGACTCAGACTTTCGTGTCGGAAACTCTTTGTAGTACTTCAGAGCATTTGCCTCGCCATCAGTAAGAACAACACACTGAACTTTCTGGACTTCGTTTTGAATTTTGAACTGAGGGATAATCTGATGCAGTGAGATAATAGCTTCGTTAAGAGGAGTTCCAGAAAGACTCAGACGATTGGGATACTGATAAAGATAACCCGACCAGTTGCGGCAGCTGAAGTGTGCAGCAATCCTAAACATGTTGATCATCTGGTGTTCAAGATCCCGACCATTAGTTTTATGAGTGAACAGATTCATGAGATTGAAAGTTTCATCCACTTTGAAGAAACCAGGAATCTTTTCCACATAATATTCTTTGTCATAATCACGATAGGACCACTCATTAGTGAAAGCATAAACCTCAAAGGGAATAGAAACTTTCTTGCAGAACCAGATCAGGTTATAAAGTTGTTTAATAGTGTCAAGCATTACACTACCCATAGATCCAGACCAATCAAGAACAAAAATCAATCCATGATTTTTACCATCAGGAAGGAGAGTCACTTTCCTGAAAAGATCTTCATTGTACTTGTAAGTATGAAGTTTAGAACAATCCAGAACACCAGTGCGAGCCGTAGATGCTCGTGAATATGCATCTGCAGATTTCTTCATTTCAAACTCTTTGACGAGATAACTTACTTCTTTCTGTGCAGACTTCTTGAATTTTTTGAACTCTGTGTCTACACCGCTGAACAATTTTTCATAAGCATCAGGTTCCCCATAGTGTTCTTCGGTTTTTCTCCACCACTCATTGATCTCTTGATGAATGTCAGAGTTGGAAACAATGACCTTCTTGAGATCTACTTTGGGAATTTCTACATAGAAAGTTTCGATAGCATTGGAATCTACCAGATCACGAATTTTTTCTTGAAGACCATCAACAGTCTTTACGTCCAGATCATCAGAAGTGTTGTCCTCCAATTCAATCTGTTCCTCTTCAACCTCTTCGTCTTCCCATTCTTGACCCTGTTCCTTCTCATCAGACTCAGACTTCTGTTCTGAATCAGTGGGGTTTGGAACCATCGGTTCATTCTTACTTTCTTCGTTATTGCTTGCAGAAGGAACCTGTGCAGGAGGTTGAACCTCAGCCTGTTTTTCCTCTTTCTTCTGATTGCAATAATCGTACATGCGTTGTGCAGCGATCAGAGCTTCTTCAAAAGTCTCTGCATCTCCAATCTGTTTGACAATATCTTTTTCTTCATCATTGTGGAAAGGAACTTCAATGAAGTTACCAATCTTGAAATACAGATTCACTCGATCCGCCAGTCCCATCTTAGAAACATTCTGACCCTCAAGATCAAAGAAGTCTTTCTCAGACAGTTCCTGATATCCACTGTAGAAGGACTTACGCAGACCAGGATATTTGCGTTTCATCAGTTTCTCGATCCGTGCATCTTCTGCGATATTGAAGAATGAAGGATTCATGTAGTACCGATCCAACCAGTTCTCGTCAAGAGTATAGAGAGCATGGCCGACCTCATGACCTACCAACATATCATAGACACTATTGGATGCCTTCTCCCACATAGGAAGGGTCAGGACACGACTGTGAACGTTGAAGGATGCAGTCTCTACGTGTTTGTGTTCAACCACCAGATCCTCAGTCGCGAGGAGTTTGGCGAGTTGAGATTTGATTTGGTGGCGATTCATAGGTTTGTCTCGTATGAATCAATTATACAAAAAAAGGAGGGCAGAAACCCTCCGAGTAGACAGTTCGTCAAGCGAACACTCCTTGTTCTTTCATATACTGCAGTGCCTCTTTAAGACTACCAATATGTTTTGCTCCGATGGCGACTTGAGGATATTCAGCCTCTGGACCAAATTCTGCTTCAAATCCTCTTTGAGTAAAATGTTGATTTAAACGATACTCATGATATTCACCACCAAGATGTTTCAATAACGCACAAACTCTTTCACACTCTTGACTACCGTTAGTGTAAACTACGCAAGCGTTGTCGATCATTTTTGTTTTTCCTCTTCGTATTCGATTACAATTCTTTTATATTCTCTACCTGTATGATCCACACAGGTGATATGAGTTAACTTACCATTTAATTGGTCGGAAATTTCGTGCAACTTACCCCAGGGAATCCTTTTCTCCACGTTTCCTCCACTCATCAATTTCTTCTTGGGTTGGAATATTTATTCGGAAAGCGAGCCCATCTTCTTCAAACTCCTTGTTCATTTTTTCGTAGGTTTCGGGTGTAATCTTTTCAGTCACGTTGCCTCCAATCATCTGGTTTATCTCTTCCAAACCACTCATTAATATCATCTGCGCCATCAAATCCCGTTTTATAATTAGATGGGTCGGGATCACCTAATCCCATCCTATTCATAAAATCATCAATGCTACCTTCTTGAATATCCTGTGCTGCATGACGACGTGCTTTATTCAACCAGTCTCTGGCGGTTGTATGTGCCTTAGCAAGTTTTTCCGCCCAGATCATATCTTCTAGTGGCACTTGCTCTTTATTAGCAATACACTGACAGATAGATTCTAGTCGGAGACGATATGCGGTAGATAGCATAAAGTTGAATTCCTAACTGTGTTATTTAGATTCTAACATAGATTCCAATTCATTCAAGCGAGTGAATTCATTGTATGCTTTCTCTGACCGTTCATTCAGGATAGTCAGAATGTCAGTAAGAATTACTTCGTTATCAACATATTCATTGAGGTACGTATCCAAAGCCTCTTTGAGATATCGATATCTATTCCACTCGGGGGAGTAGGGTTTATACATGATAAAAAGGTACTATGGTCGTATTATATATCATGGCACGACTCATGGCAAGTTAGAATCTGGAGTAGATCCAACCCGTGCAAATATATTTGTCTTTGTACGTAGGAGGAATTCCACGATGGACGTGAGACCAGTCTGCAGGAAACAAAATTAATTTACCAGCTTCTGGTTTTACCGATTCACCGTTAGCAAACTCAGTGTATCCACCATAATCAATAGTATTAAGATACCAGATATAAGTAAGAACTCTGATTGCAATCGCACCAGTGTCTTCTCTAGTTACAACAAAGTCATGGTGCCAAGTATATCCAACCGACTCTGGTTTTGTTCTTTGAATTTGATATCCAGTATCAAAATAACTTTCAAAGTCTTGAGAAGGAAATGGATATTTCTTAGAATGCTCTTCAGTATATAATTTTAGTGTATTGTAAAAAATTTTATCTTCTTTTTGCCAATCAGGCCAATTTGATAGATGCAAATCCATAGAATCTTTGATGTCGGTTCTAACGTTTCCGTCACCAATCAATCCCTGGTCTTTTCTATTATCTCTTTCAAATTTCCATATACAATGGTTACAAAACTGAGAACTGAGAGTGTTCTCATAGATATCAATAATCATACTACTTTACTAAATCCCTTCACCTTATCAAACTTGATTATACGATCAAATTTATCCATCAACTCATCTGTCTTATGTGAAATAACAAAGACATGTGCGTCTTGTATTACAAATTTGATAATAGTAGTAAAGAAGTCAGTACCAGCACCATCCAGAGAACTATCAAAAATCTCATCCAATATAAGAAGATTGGTGCTGGCAGAGTTACGCATTTTTGCGATGTCTCTCCAAGTAAAAAGGAGAGACAAGTCTATTCTCATTTTTTCTCCCTCAGAGAAAGAATCATAACTAAAGTCTTCGTGAATCGGAGACCTGATTGATTCTTTGAACTCTTCATCCAGTGAGAAGTTAATATAGAAGTCCATCATCTGTAGATATTTGTTTATCTGCTGATTCATCAAAGGCAGATACTTTTTGATGATCTTGGACTTAACTCCACCATCCTTCATCAAGGAATGAGCAAAGTCTAGGTAAGATACTTCTTCTCTCTGAGAGGATCTTTCTTTTTCAGTTTTGTCTAAATCCTCCTTGAGGTTTTTAAGGGTCTCTCGTTCAGTATTTCTGTTTGATACTTGATCGGCAACGTCTTGAATTTCCTTTCTAAGATTCTTGATTTGTTTGTTAATCCCAGAAATTCTAACATTGTTTGTTGAAATGTCATTGTTGAGTCTGTTAATCTCCGAAGAACAATTTGTGAATTCGATATCTTTTTCTTGTTCTACATTGATTGCAGCCTCCAGTTCTTTGTACCCTTCATTTAGTTCTTTAGATTTCTCCTGAATGTCTACAACTTTATCTAGGCGAAATTGTTCTTCTAAAGGTTGGGTGCAGGTAGGGCAAACCGTATTGTCTTCAAAAAACTTATGTTCTTCTACAATGTTTTGTATCTTTTGTTCTAGTTTTACTTTAATTGTATTGAGTTTCTTAAGAGTTTTTTTAGTATTGTTAAGATTCTCTAACTTTGGTTGCAACTCATCCATAATCTTCAAAGTCTTTTCATCATTTTCATCCATGATGACATCAACTTCTTTGTGAAGATTTTCTACTTGTTTCTCTTTTCTATCAATTCTTTCTTTACCAGACTTCTCAATATCTCTAATAAAACTTTCTTGCATTTCAATCTTGTCTTCGATCATATCTTTTCGGATCGAAGCTTCACGAATAACTTCATTACAAGAACGAACTCTATCCTTAAGTATTCCATTCATTGTAGAAAAGATTTTAATATCCAAAAGATCTTCCACAATGTCTCTACGATTTGCAGATGTCAACTGCATGAAGGGAACAAATGTGGCAGATCCAAGAATGACAGTCTGAGTAAAAGACTTATAGTTTAGTTTGAGAATACCTTCTTCAAGTTTTTTCTGTTGATCAGCCTGGGCTGCGTCTTGATTCTGAACCTTACCGTCTATCCAGATCTCAAAAACGTTTGGTTTAATTCCACGAATTACTTTATACTCTCTAGATCCAATAGAAAATTCAATCTCTACTAGACAATCTTTTTCATTGACAGAATTTACAAGTTGGGGTTTATTGATCTTACGAAATGGTTTATTATACAAAACAAAAGTAAGAGCATCCAAAATGGTGCTCTTACCCGAACCATTTGATCCCATGATCAAATTAGTATTTGACTTTTGAAAATCAACCTCGGTAAAATTATTCCCCGTGCTCAGGAAGTTCTTCCAACGAATCGTCTTGAAAAGAATCATAATGAGGTATAACTAACTCGTTTGGACTTATAATCGAATACCTATAATTATACTTGTTACACATGGATATTGCAAGTTCGGAATCTACTTCCACTACATCCATTTCTGGAAAATCATCTGCTTCCAACTGCATGGCATAACGTTCTGCATCATCCTCTTCCTGGAAGAAAAAGAGGGTCTTATCGCCGTAGCCATCTTCTACAGCATATGCACCTTCTTCTTCTTGACCAGAAATTGTGAGGATATACATCATTCGACCTCGCAAGCTTGTTGATAAACTTCCCTCAGAAGTTGTTTTACTCGTTCTTTGTTAAGATCAAAATCCGAGTCTTCAACATATTTATTGAGAATTGTTATCGTGTCTTCAATCTTTTCTCCATCAAAATCAACATCGTCATCGTTGACTTCAAAGTTTTCTACTATCTTGAGATCATGAATGCCCGACTTGTAAACCTTATCGATAAACTTATCGAACATTAAAGGATCGGACTTCTTTCTTACTACTACCTTTACAATCTTATCTTTAAGATTTCTAGTATCAAAAAGTTTTGCATTCTGATCTTCGTAGTAGATTCTTTCAAAGATGTTGTATGGATTCTGAACAAACTCTAAACTAAAATCTTCAGTGTCAAAGAAATTGAATCCTCTCTTATCGTCTACATCATTCCAGAACAACTGATAGGGATTGCCAATGTAAAAGATCTTTCCGTCATTTGATCTGGTGTGATAATGACCAGAACAAGTGATTCTGAACTTTTGGAACATGTCTACACCCATACCATGTTGTTGAACATGCCCAGGATATGTAGAGAATCCATTGAGTTCTAGGTGGCCAAATGCAGCCTTTGCTTTGGTTTTTGCGATTTTTTCTTGCGTCTCTTCAAAATTTTCTTGAGAGATCCAAGGAACCATGAATGCTTTGAATCCGTCAATATTATACTCACCAGGACCAGAGATGGGAATAACATTATCGTATTCAGACAAAAGAGAATCAATCGAGTTGACCTCATTCGTGTTCTTATAATATGCATCATGATTACCAACTAACTGATAAACAGTGACACCTAGATCTTTGAATCTGTCATATACATTTTCTTTTGCCCAGTTGAGACACCAAAAGTCAACAGACTTTCTACTATCAAATGCATCACCAAGGTGAATACAGTTTTTGATATTACGTTTCTCTAGTTCTGGAAAAAAGATGTCTTCATAAAACTTTCTGAAATACTCGTGGAAGTTTTTACTTCCTTTACGTCCACCGTAATGAGTATCAGTAATCAGTGCAATAGAACTCATTGATACATCTTTGTTTGAATAGCATCCTTAATAGAATTATACTCTGCAGAATTATAATTGTCACCATCTACAGTGAACACTTCGTCGTAACCAGACCTCTCAATGATTTTGGTACGGATCTCCATTTGTTTCTTCTCCTTCTGGATTCTACGGAGAAACGCATAATGAATGATCTGCGTAAAGTAAGCAAAAGGATTCGAGGATTTCTCAGGATTAAAATTATGAATGTACTGAACGCAATTTTCGATTCCATCACAGATCATGTCCTCACGGAACATATAATTGACAAAGTTTGGTTTGTAAGAAAGATGGGTAGCGATCTTCAAGAAACACTCACCAAGGTAATTAGTAATACGTGGTTTCGGTTCACCTTTCTCTGCAGCCTCTGCAACGTCGTTCTTGTACTTAACGATTGCTTCTAGAAACTCTTTGTTATTAACGTAATGTTCTGATCTCTTGCGTTTTTGCATCTCATGGGTCCTTTGTTAATGTTTAGATTGTAACACAAAGTCGAGCTGTTGACAACACCCTAAGATATTGTGTACAATGACTCTGTGGAGTTTCAAAGATCAGCTTTCTTTTTATAAAGCTTTTCAAACATTATTCTTGCTTCGGATACTTTTGAAACATATCCAACAACTTCAGTGGTATCTTGAGCCCCTTCAGTTGGACTCTTCTTATCTTTTTGTCTGATGAACTTGTGATAAATCTGAATAGACTCTTCACTTTTCACTTCACTGATAGTCATTACTCTATCCATATTTAAAAGAAAACAATCGTCATCAGCAAACTTCAACCAAGGATCAATCTTATATCCTTGTACACCTCTTGAAGCAATAGTTATAACTTCTATCGTCACTGGATTATGAAGAACCAACATGGTTCTATCTTCATGTTCTTCTGGAGAAACGATTGCAAATATCTCTTCTCCAGATATTAATTTTATGACCGCATAGAAATCTTCTTCCATATTACTCTTTTAGATTTACTTGGATGAATTCATAGTTAAATTGTTCTTCGTTGTATATTTTTACCCTTTCAATTAAATGATTGAGAGTGTAGTTTTTTCTATTCTGTTTTGTGCAGTCGTCGGCAATATCATATAAAACTGCTTGATTCTTACCATTTCCTTTTCTTAGAACCCTACCAATAGACTGTAGATTCCTGATTCTAGATTTGGATGGTGATGCAAAGATCACATTATGTAAGTTTTTAATATTAATTCCAGTTGAGAAAGTTCCATAAGAGGCAACAATAATTGCATTATTTTCTTTTTCAGTAATTTCTCTTACAAGTTCTCTTTCTTCTGCATTCACTCCTCCGTGAACATAGAATACTTTTCTTCCTTTCTCCGCAGAACTATTTATCGATTCATAAAGAGGGAGTCCGTGCGATTCAACCCTAGCAAATAATACTAAAGTGTTTCCCTTTAGATCTAGTGCAAGATTTTTTACAAAATTATTTCTTTTTTCATGTCCAATAATAAATTGAACCTCATCTTCAAATGCCTCAAATACTTGAGGATTGTGTCTCATGATAAGGATTTTAATTTGTAACTTAGACAAATGTCCTTTATCAATGAGTTCTTTTGTTTGAGTAACTTTATATGATGGACCGAACAGTCCTTCCAATACCCACTTATGTGTTTGTGTTCCGTCTAGAGTTCCAGTAAAACCATATCTATACTTTGCATCTGCAAGTTTAGTCATGATACCCACTAGAGATTTTGATTTAAACTGGTGGGCCTCATCACCAATTACTACATCAAAACCATCAAAGAACTTTCTAGGTAGTTTGTAGATAGACTGCCAAGTAGTAATAACCACAGGGAACTCATTCGTCTTCTCACGTCCACTGTAGATGCGGTGGCAGAAGTCTTCAGCGTTCCAACCATAGTCCTCAAAGTCTTTGTACATTTGTTCCACCAGGGACGTTGTAGGGACCACTAGGAGAATCTTTTTATTTCTCTCTGCAAAATACCTAACAACAGAATAAATCATCAAAGATTTACCTGATGCGGTTGGTGAAATAAGTAATTTACGATTATATTTTAGTGCGTCATATACTGCTTCAATTTGATAATCTCTTGGTTTATACTTAGATATTCTTGTCATGTAATCTTTTACACCTTCATATGAGATCATCTCATTTTCTTCAAAAGGTGTTCCGTAGAATTTATTATCTTCAAATTCTACTTGGTAGTCCCACTTGTTTGCCCATGAAACTACTTTATCCAAAAGTCCAACGTAGATCTCTCCAGTGTGTGGAGAAAATAGTCGAATCTTTCCATCCCAATATTTACTGCGATACTGGGGCATAAACTTTGCACCTGGTACATCAAAAGTAAAGTGTTCAGAAAGTTCTTGAAATACGTGTGGTTCTGCCTTTAACTTTAGAAATACTTCGTTCTTTTTTCCAATTACAATATCAGTCATATCCTCTAATAAACTTTTGCCACTCAATCGCATTTTTAAGCTGATATGTTCTATTTAAGATAGTTTTGATAATGCTATCTAGATAGTCCAACATCATTTGATAGTAATCAATCTTGGTGAGACACTTGATAATATCTTCGTCTGCATCGAGATATTTGTCTAAGTCTCCTTTTAGAACTTTGTGGTCAAAAGGATATTCTGCATATACTTCTGGTTCTGCTCTACCAGTATAGTATTGCCATTTTTCTTTTTTTAAAATCTTATATTTGTTCTCTTGAGATTTCTTAAGAACAAGGATGTTATTATAAAGTTTATAGTATTTTGAATGAAGACTCGGAATCTTTGTAGATTCTGAATGTAAGTTATCATCATCGATCTTGGAATCTTGTTCCCAAAGATCTTGTATCATGTCAAGATTCATACTTTTCAATGTCATAAAGATCATACTTAAATGTAGCCTCAGCAACTACATATTCCACATCAGTTGTAGCGGAATCAAAACTAACAGTTGTTAATGAAGTGGGGAAAAGTCCCCTAAAGTTTACTTTAGCATTAACTCTGAAGTTACTATTATATATCAACAAAGTTCCATCGGAGACATTAGGGTCTGCAGCAAGTTCGTCCCCTTTAATCCAACTTTGATATTCTGCAATAGAATCTGGATATCCAAGACCTCTTATCCAGTTATGGATTTCCATATAATTTTCAAGGTCTTCATCTACAATAAATCGAAGAACAAAATCTCCATATTGTATTTTATCTCCTGGAACAGCACGGTCCTTGAGGTATGACGATTGAATCGCAACACCCATTCCAATCTCAGGAATGTTTGCAGCCTGTGCAAGGAAATCAACCTTCGGCGTTCTTGCTAAAGTAAATTTAAATCCAGTTGGGGCAAGAAAGTTTCTGTTAGAAATTTGTCTTGCGAACGCAGAGAATGACATAGCGTTTTATCTTTATTTATTTGCATAAAAAAAGAGGTCCCGAAGGACCTCTGGAGATATGTGAGAAGAGATCACATGAGGTTAGCAACCTTGACTCTTCTGTAGTAACGGTTTGCGTTGATGCGGAGTCTTCCGAGACCTGCGGTAGTTCCTTCTGCGAATGGGTTAGCAACAATACCGTAACGGGTCTTGAAGCCAATCTTGGGCTGGAAGGTGTCCTGACCGACGGCACGAACCATCTGGAGAGGAACATATGGGCAGTAGAAGAGACCTGCGTCGTATGCGCTAGAACCCTTATAACCAACAACGTAGTACTGATCAGCAGCAACGTTTGCAGCATAAGGATCGATGTAGACACGATACTTACCTTGGAGAACACCAGCGAAGGTGTTGCCAGAGTCATCAACGTTAAGGTTAGCGTTGAGTGCAGGGGTGTAATCGAGTACACCAGCCATGGTTAGAGCGGAAGCAACGTCTGCGGAACAGATGATGGTGTTGCCCTTTCCTCTACGAGTTCTTTGTGCGATTGCGTTGGCATCGCGCTCGATTTGGAACAGAAGACCCTTGAACTTCTCAACAGACCAACGACCGTTGGAGTCAACGTCGAGGTCGAAAGTACCTGCGGTTGCAACGTTTGCAGTTGCACCCTGCTCAGCAACCTTGTAGATGGTTCTGATGACTTCGCGGTTGATTTCAGCGAGGATCTCAGTTGACAGGATGTTTGCCAACTCAGCCTCAGCGTTCAGACCGTGAATCGCCTTGAGGTCTTGTGCCAGTTCCAAGGAGTACTCAGCTTTGAGTGCTCTGGACTTAGCGGTTACAGTGACTTTCTCGATCGAGAATGCCATCTGGTTGAAGTGGTTAGAAGCACCGTCTCCGAGAGCTTCAGACTCACCAGTGGACATACCCTGACCAACGGTGTAACCGAGGGAGTTTGCGGAACCAACTGGGTTCAGCGCACTTGGGTTAGTACCTGCTTGTGCATCAGTACCCATACCAGCAGCGGCATCAGAGAAGCCACCAGTGAGGGAATCTGCACTGTTCTGACCAGAGAATGCGGAATCGACTTCATCGAAGAAGGTCTCGGTTCCAGTCTGGCTGTCCTGACGGGAGCGCATTGCGAAGATAAGTCCAGTAGGACCACTCATTGGCTGAACGCCGCAGATATCGTATGCGATCAGGTTAGGCATGGAGCGTCTGATCAAGGAGATCAGAACGGGATCGAAGCCAGCAACGTTAGCGCCTGCAGGTGCATGACCTGAGTTGGTTGGTGCAGCTTCTCCAAGGAAGGAAGCAGTCTCTTGGGACTCTTTCTCTTGGTTCTCTAGGAGCTGTGCAACAACTCCTCTCTTGTGGGAATCGGCAATATCACTGAAACTTTCGTGGTTCAGGATAGGAGCCCACTTCTCCTGTAATTGTTGTAGGTTTTGTCCGTCCATTTTACTTTTCTATACCTCGTAAGATGTTGTTAGGTGCGGTTTGAGTATTATCTAAAACTCACTTTTTAGCAACGGTGGAAAGAGCGCGAACATAAGCGTCCATGGTAGAAGATACTTCTTCCATTGGTGCCGCTTCCTCGGTTAGTGTTTCTTCCGTTTCGTTTGCTGGAGTACCAGCGTTTCTTGGGAAGTATGACTCCCTAAGAGTTACCAGCTTCTGGTAATAGTCATTTTCACTCTCAAACTCAACATTCTCTACGAGGGACTGAAGCTTATCCTTTTGGGAAACAGCAAGACCTTCGCAAACTCTGTTGAAAACAGATTCAGCTGTGGATTCACCAAGCTGCTTATTGAGAGAAATATTCTTCTCAATCTGTTCGTTGAGTTTTGTCTCCATTTCATCTAATTTCTGTACCATGCTCTCTAGTACATCATATTTTTCTTCAGGCATTGATACATAATGTTCTTCAAAGAGACCCTTCATACCAGTGATGAAGGATTCGGTGATCTCAGACTTGAGACCATTTTCAATAGATAGAGCATTTTCTTCTAACCACTCAGCAGAAACATACTCAAGGTATGAATCTACACGTTCGGTTAGTTCTACTTTGATTTCAGCAACTTCCTCAGAAAGTGCAGTAGCATACTGCTCTTCGAGTTCTGCAGAGATTTCCTTGGCTTTGGCGCCCAGAGCAGCTTCAAAAACTAGTTTTGCCTTTTCTCTGAACTCCTCGGAAAGTGACTCGTCGCCAGAAAGAAGTGCGTTAACATCTTCTTCAATTGCGGAATCGAGTTCTTCACCAGTAAGAATTTCTTCTTCGGTGGTTTCCTCGGACTCAGCTACGACTTCTGTCTCGTCGGTGGTTTCGGTTGTCTCCTCTTCAGAAACAACTGCTTCTTCAGCAGTCTCTTCTTCAGCGACGACTTCGCCTTCGGCTTCAACCTCTTCCATTTTACCGCCTTGACCTGGGGTAGAAACTGGAGTTGCAGAACTACCTGCTGCATCAGCAGGGGCTGCACCCTTGTTTACTACATCTTTGACCTGCTTCAGCGTAGCACCAGGTGTCTTCAGCGCATTGCTGTTATCATCTGGTTTGCTGTTTTCTGGAGTTGGTCCACCCAGATCCTCGTAAGATGCTGCCTGTCCAGGGGTCGCAACAGGAGTTGCACTGGTTTCAGGTGCTGCAGCGGGAGCCGCTTTAGCATTAACAGCGGTTTTGGATTGAGTTGTGCCTACTTCCATTTCTTGTAAATCGTTACCACTGGACATTTGTACTCTCCGATTACCTTGTATAATCTGTATTTATTTATAAGTTAAAGCAACTTATAGTGACGACAGGAAGTCATTGAACAGATTTAACTTCTGTTCGTCGAGTCTTCCTTGGTCTACGAGGGTATTTATACGGGTCTTAGTTATTTCCGCTTTCTTTTCGCGAAGGAGACTGCCTTCCCATACCCACTCTTTTCCTTCCATGATTCCATCAACAAAAGCATCAGGTGCAGAAGGATCCGCTACGATGTCAGCAGCAGTTGCTAACATGAAGTCTTCACCAACAACTTTGATGCCATCAGTGTCTTCTTTTAGTGAACCGATACCACGGGAAGAGACTCCTAGTTTTACACCTTCACCTAAAAGTGATTGTGCAATTTTACCCATGGGAGTAGAAAGAATTTTTGCCTTTCCGTAGAAGTTATCACCTCTTTGCTCAAGCATCGTGATCTTGTGAGAAACACGATCAAGGTTCACAGTAGGTCCATCGGGGTGACCGAGTTCTCCTAATGCACGACCTTTTCCAGTGAAGTTTTCGTTATAACGATGCACTTCTTTTGCTAGAGTTTCGACGGGATACATGCGACCATTACGGTTCTTGATTCCGCCTTGTAGAAATACACCTTCGATGTAAAGGGATTTTTTTCCACCCTTAGATTCGACGATAACGTCTACACTCTCTATTTCTTCCCTGATTAGTTTCATTTCACTATTGGTAGAGTCTTATATTTTATTTATGACTATGGACTAGTTATCGCGTTATTACTAGAATCATGTCTTTGATAAGTACCCACACCAACCGCCTGATTATTTTCATCGTGACGTTGATATGAAGCAGGAGTTCTAGTTCCCACTCCAGCATTACTGTTATAAGTGTATGCAATATAATCAGAATTAAAATTTTGATATGTCACTGTTGACCAACCAGTCGTACCGCCAAGATAGGAAACAGTAGTAACTCCTGGTTGAGTTGAGTCCTGAGTATTGCTTTCGTCGTGGCGGATATATGACATTAGTCAGTTTCCTCTTCTGGAGTTGGTTCTTCTTCAGTCTCTGTTTCTGCAGAAGCTTCTGGAGTTTCCTCTTCTTCGGCGTCAGTTTCGACTTCTGCTTTAGTTGCACCGAACATTGAAGCAGCAACTTGTGGTCTTACTTCGTCAATGTTTGCAGCAGACTTCTGCATCAAAATGTCTTTCAAACGATCACTAACTTCAGATGCCGAAGCACCCTTAGCAATCATATCAACTACGTCATCCATGTTCTTAAAATAATAAGTAACTCAAATTATTTATATCTCGCCACCATCTGGTAGTTCCGTGACAGATCCGTCAACCTCTGGATCTTGTGGATTACCACCAGCACCTAGGTTAGTAGTGTCTAGAGGTAGTCCCGTATTTGGATCTACTGGTTGACTTGGGTCTGGAATAATTCCGTCTTTGATTTCTTTTTTTATCTGTTTATCAATTTCTATGATCTCTTGATCAGTCTGTTTGAACACATGTCTTCTTACATAATCTGCAGAATAATATCTACCAATGTAAGGTTCGAGTGCAGTTGCAGTTTGAACTCTTTCATTCATCAACTCATTCTCTTTTAGTTCGGAGAAATGATTATCATAAACGTAGTCATATTGAATATGTTCTGATAATGCATCCCAATCTTCCATAGAAACAATGTTCTTGAGGAGTAATTGAGTTCTCAACATATCATGGAAAATTTGTGAGAATCTCTTTCTCATTCTTCCGACAAATTTTGTGAACTTAATTTCGTCTCTTAGAATTTCAGAAGAACGACCAAGATTAAATCCAGTTCCCGATGCAAGTCTAGATTCAGGAACACCTAGTGCCCTGTATAGTTTCTTTTGGAAATACTCAATATCTGCAAGTTCGCCAAGATTTTGTCCACCAGGTAAGGTAGTAATCTCTGTTCCACGGCCACCTTCGCGACGAGGGAGCCAGAAATCTTCTAACATACTCATCATCTTGCGATCATCACGAACCTCTCCAGTGTTCGCATCATAAACTAACTTATTACGATAGCGGTTCATGACTTCACGCAGATATTGTTCTGCTTTGATCTTTGGTAGATTACCAACATCAATATAGAAAATTCTACGTTCTGGTGCTCTTGATAGTCTGTAGATAACTAAAGAGTCTTCAATCATTCTAAGTTGATTGAGTGCCTTAATCGCTTTGTGGAGATATGAAAGAACTGTATTCTTATTTCTATCTACCAGACCAGAGTGAACATAGGTGATTGCATCTTTCGAGATCCTGGTTACTGCACCAGCACCAGTTTTAAATGATCCCGCTTGTTTACCCATACGTCCATTAGGATCGTATTCGTAATATTCTTCGATTTGCGGAGCAGAAACTTCACCAGCACCTTTTACAGTTGAAATTGCTGGACCAAGTGGATTATTTTTATCTTTTTTAATTCTTCTAATATGACGAATCTTTTGTGGATCTATGTATCTTAGTTCCTGAATACCTTGTTCTGGTTTTTTAAAGTCAATTACTTTATGATAGTAAATACGTCCATCAACATACCAGTTTCTTAAAATCTCATGACACCTATCATCAAAGTGTAATAGAGATTTAATGTTTTTGAATTCTTCTCTGATTAAACCTTTCAGTTTATCCGTGCAAGGGGCATTCTCCAGGTCAATCTCAACAGGAGAATCATTCTGATCGGAAACGATCGCTTCGTTTATTACGTCTTCAATGGCTCCATCCACCTCAGGATGTAATGCCATTTCTCGATATCTTTTGATTAAGTCAAACTCAGACTTATATACACCTTCAATATCAACGTACTGTCCATAAAAACCGCTAGAAACATAATAATCCGAAGAATCTTCTTGATTCTCCGGCACAGGAGAGACGACGGACTTTTTAGATCCGTCGTCTTCCTTGAATTTAAAACCAAATAATTTAGGCATTAATTCTCAAATAGAACTCTTCGTTCTATTATTTATGTGATATTAATTAGGTAGCTGCGGGTTCTTCCGTTGCGATTTGAGTATCGCCATTAGAATTCTGTGCATCCCACCACTGAACTTGTAAAGTTACAGTAAACTCTTCAATGATATCTGAAGAATCATAAGAGACTTCGATTTCACTGACGTTTGTTGGGAAAACACCGTAGAATTCGTACTGCTTTAGAACTGGAATAGAATCAGTTCCAGACGCTCTACCAAGTTGCTTAACATGAGCCTGTCTTTGATAATCAACTGGATTGATAAGACCAGAGTTATCATCATGCTTGTTAATTCCGTTCATCCACTTTTCAAAAGCAGTTCTGATTCTGAAATCAACGTCGTTAACAACAGTGATGGTCCATGGATCGAAAGTACGATCTCCTGCGACCTTCAGAACTCTACCTCTAAAAGGAACGGGAATTTCTGCAACATTGGATGCAGGAAGTTGTGCAGCCTTACACATGAATCTGGTGATTTCATTGACGCCTGCTTCACTATCCCCCTCAGGAATTGCAAAGTCTGGGAAGTTAATATCACATTCAAACAGATTAGGGCGAGCGCCGCCCCCAATCAGTCTTGATTTAAAATCCTCTAATGTTCTTTCTGAAAATTTTGGTGCATTGGCCATTGAACGTTACCTGTAGAATAGGGTTATAAGATAAGAAAAGTTTAATTAGACAGTTCCAACAACTTCTTCAAAGCTAATTCCAGTTCGGTTAGCAACGAAGGTGAGACCGATGAAGTTGATTGATCTCGCAGGTTTAACAAAAATGTCAGCCCTAAACTGATTTGCGTCAATAACATCTGGAGTGTTATTTGACTCGTCGCAAACAACGAGGAACTCAGTGATACCTCTCTTTGCTTTAACATCACGGAGATATGGTTCAACAATGTTAACAAAATTAGATCTTGTCAATGCATCGTTGAATTCAAAGAGTTGATCTCTTGCTGCTCTCTGGATGGTATCTTCGATGGTGAGGAAGAGACGACGAACGTTGATTCTATCGAATGCAGATGCATAAGAAAGACCAGTCTTATCGCCGAATAGAATAATTCCAGAACCAGGTGAGAAGATAACAGGGTTAATTCTCTTAGGATAGAGAAGATCTCTTTGTCCCTGAGTTGGGTTATATGCAAGTTTGATTGCGTTATTAATAACACCTCTCTGGGCACCTGCTGGAGAGAACCATGGATAGTTATTGATGGAAGTTCTTGCCATCAAACCAGCAATGTCAGCATTCAATGGAACATATCTGAACTGATTGTTAAATCTGTCAAACATGTACTTATAACCACTGTCAAATACAGCGTAAGAACTTGACGTAACAGAATCAAAGAAGTTAATGATATTATCTGTTTGGGTTGTTGGGTTTGTTACGTTAACAACTCCCGCTCTATGTGGAGAGATGACTGCAACACAATCCTTTCTACCTTCTGCAATTGCAATTAGTTTGTTTGCTTTTGCTTGTGATTCAAACAGAGTATCACCACCACTTGGTCCTTGAATAAGGAAGTTTACATCATATTCTGCAGGATTTTCTAGAATTGTATAACTAGAAATTACGTTTGCGAGTGTTGGTTCAAATCCATTAGTTGCACCATAATCTGCACCATTATCAAGGGTGTATGTCTTATTTCCAAGAAGACCGAAGGTGGTTCCACTCGCTTCTTGACCCCATGTGATATCCGCACCACTAGCGAGGACATATCCAGCTAGAGATGTGAATTCTGGTGATGCGAGAGAATCTACTGCACCTGCAAAGAGATAATTTGAATTGTTCTCAATGTAGTTCTTATAGTAGATATTCTCACTTGGAGTAATTCTTGCATCAGTAGCCTTAGAAAGGTTAGTGAACTTCTCAAGAATGTTTCCAGAAATACCACTTACAGATCCATTGTCATCAACAACGACAACGTGCATCTCATCATTTTTACCACTTCTAGCATCAGCATACTGTGAAGTACCTGGTCTAGGAGCAATGTTCTTCCAGTAAACTGTAGAATTATCTAATCCTAAAGTTTGTTGATCATACCAGTCATTTACTGGGTTTGCTGATGCGGTTGGAAGTAAACCTTCTCCGTTGTCATCAGTAGAATCGCTGACATCTCTAGTGTAAGTAACGACTAAAGTTGTAGCTGCGAGTGCAACTGGTGCTGCAGTGTCAACAATAATTCCGCCAGTTGTGAATCCAACAACTCTTGCAGAATAAGTTCCGTTCAGGGATCTAATTAAGTCTCCTGGGAAATCTACGGTCTTTTCCTTAATTCTAGTTTGAATATCAGGATTGCTGGTGGTAATGACAGTTGTACCAAGTCCTACGGAAGCGTCATTTTCAATTCTGAACTTCTCAAGAGAAGTTGCAGCACCAACACTATTAAACGCTTGCCAATAAGTACTAGTTTCTAGTTCTACCTGAGCAAATATTCTATTAAGTCCAGAGTCTGCATAATCGATTGCACTGGTTACTCCAGTAGCATTATCGGTTCTGCTGAGCATCTTAACATCAACAGATCCGTTATTAACCTTAGTGATGATACCTTTTGTATAACCACTAAATGTTTTTACCGTTCCGTCGAATGGATCAGCATAATTGGTTGAGAATCCACAAGTGAGTCCCATTCCAACAGATAGACCAAAAGTACCAATAGAAACTCTTTGGTCAGCAGCTGAGTCAATAGCACAAACTTTCAGTTTGTTTGCCCAACTTCCAGCTTGTCTTGAAGCGTAATACCACTCTGTAGCAGATGAATATGCATTAGCGTAATCTTCTTGCGACTTAATCTTTAGGGAAAGAACAGTACCAGCAACACCCGTATGTGCGTTGACCAGGTTATCGTCATCTGTTCTGATGACTCTTAGTGTTCCACCATAAGAAAGGTAAGAGGATGCACTCATCCAATATTCATATTGACCATCGGTATTTTGTGGTTTACCGAAGGTATTAAGAAGGTCTTGTTCTGTTTCCACCAGTACAGGTACTCCGATTGGACCTCTGGCAAAAGGACCTGCAATTGCTCCCACCTGATCGTTTACTGCATCAATTCTGCCTACAGTAAGATCAACTTCTCTAACTTTTACGCCTGGTGATACTAAGTTTAGCGACATGTCTTTCCCCTCTAAAGAAGATTCATATGACTGAAACTATTTAGAAATTTGGATGCTTCAAATGGGGAAACAATGCATGAACACCCTACCAATCAGGATATTCCCAATAAACTTGTTTATTTTTAGTTCTTGATATTCTAATTCTCTTCACAGTACACTCTTTACATTCATAAGAATATGCGGATGGTAGAGTACCTCGATCTTTTCTTGTTAGATAAAAATCATTCAACAAATTTTTTGTTTTACCACAAGATCTACACTTCCTTTCATTGAGAAATAAGTGTTCTAGTTCAAATGACTCTTCAAAAGTCATCAGTTATACTCCCACATATATGACATATCACCATACTCATCTGTCTTCCATATTGTTCCATCATTTTCTACGATGGTTCCTTCATCATCCAAACCATCACTGATAAATCCAAATGGTGCCATGTCAGCTTCAATCTGATCCCTTTGATCTTCATATATTTTTTTACGAACATCGTTGTCCGTCATTTCTTTAAAGTAATCCTGTTGAACTAACCATGCAAATATAACAAGACACATTGCAAGGTCATCATTACAACCTTCTTCTGCCTCAAATGAACCTGACTTTTGAATGAATGTAGTTAACTCACTGATTACATCTAGATCAGATACAAGTAACTTGTCGTCCTCAATTAATGCTTTTAAATTTAGAGATCCAATCTTCTTTACGGTCTTGGACATCTTGACACCTAATTGTGTCTTCTTACCTGAGAATCCTTGACCAACTACTTGGCCTGCACGACCCCTCATGGAACACATGAGTATATTGTCATACTCCAAGTCCATATGAATGATGGATGCTACTTGATCTCCAATGTCATTAACTTCTACTAATATGAATGCCTGATTATATGCCTTCGATACATCTCTGATGATGTTCGGAAACAAGATTGGTTTGATCGTATTATTTCTATACTTAGCAACTAATCTATAGGGAAATGACGTTGTGTCACATACACAAAATGCAGAGTAGTCTTTTTCTACACCTCTTGCAACGTCAACGGTAACAACATATGTGTGATCTTCTTTTGGTTCTTCATAGATATCCAATCCTGCATTTCTCTTGATTGGATCATCATAAACAAGAGACTTTAATTTCGCTGCGGTAATCAAAGTATCAATAGATCCTAAGAACTCGCACTCAAACTCAATTTTGAACTGTTGTTCTGATGTGTTCTTAATTGTTTGTTCTTTCCACTCCAAATCCCTACCAGGGACTTCGGACCAGTGAACATCAGTTGGAATATAATCGTTCTTACTCTTTTCCGCATCATGCCACATACGGTAGAAGTGATTCATACCGTGTGGGGTGGATACGATGATTACTTTGGTGTTTTTACCAGAAGTAATAGTAGGATAAACAGAGGCAAAGAAGTCATCAGCAACGTGATTTGGGACGAACGCGAACTCGTCGAGAAAGAGGACGTTGAATGACATACCTCGGACAGCACTTGCAGACGTAGAAGCTGCCAATATCTTACTGCCATTTTCCAACTCCATCGATCCTTTGTTCCAGGCTATAATACCCTGTTGCATCCATTTAGGTAAGTTCTCGTATGCAGTTTGTAACCTTCCGAGAAGTTCTCTTGCGGTTGCCGCCTTGTTTGCGAGAATACCAATGTTGACACTATCGTTGAAAACTGCATAGTGCAAAAGATAAGACACCACGGTGGTAGACTTACCCGTCTGTCGTGGCATCTTACAGATATTAAATCGATTCTCATGAAATCGATTAATCAGTTTCTCTTGGAAATGATATGGATGGAATTGTGTTAAACCTTCGTCTAGTGAAACAATCTTGATATAATTGTTTGCGAAATAAACAGGATCTTCTTTACACTTGAGGAACTCAATAACCTGTTCCTCTGTAAATTCAATCGGTGTATTCGCTTTTTTTAGATTAGGATTACCAAGATATACGTCACTCATAAAATCACATGTTTGCTATAGAACTTATTACTTCCTGTTGTTTAAAGTAGAGTTTTAAATAAGACTTCGCGAACTCTCTCGCTTCAGTTAGAGTCATCTTATCAATCTCTCTAGCCTGACGTTCATATTCAAGTGCTTTTGACAAATTTGAAAGTTCGATGTCGTCTTGCATAATCAACTCCTTGTAGAAACAATAATTGGTTTACCTG